TTAAGTGCGCCTTCTATTGCGGGAAGCATTTTTTTAGCATTAGGTAGTGTATTTCTTACAAGTATCATAACTTGATCTTCAGTAACACCTAAACTTATAGCTTCTCTTAATAGGAGCATAAAAGATTTGACAACTTCTTCTTTTTTAGATTTGATTTCTCTTTGAATAAAATTCTTGATAGATTCTTGTTGCCCAGGATCAGTGTAAAGTTCTAAGCCTTGAATTTTAGACAAACTTCTTGCTTTAACTTTATTGAGCTCTATTAGTTTAGGAACAAATACTTCATTTACTCTGCTCAATAATTTTTGGACAATCATTTCAGAAATTTGATCTCTTGAAAGCCCACTAGGATCAGCCATAGTAGCAATATTACTAATCATGCCTAACATATCACTAATGTTTGCTCTGTACTCATCAAGAAACTCATATCCAGCTTTAAAAGGCACAGATGGGGAAACATCTCCAAGCATTTTGTAAACATCATCAACGCTAATTTCACCATTCATCAAAGCATCACCCAGCTCTTGATCGATGTTTTCTGAAATATACGTAGCTAATTCTCTTGGATTTGTAGTCCCAAACATTTTCTTGAGAGTTTCTTGTCTTAGATCTACTGAATAAACATGTTTTTTATGATTGAACATTATTAATTACCTGATGCAACATATATGTAAACTTTCTTATCCTAAAGTTTCCAATCCTCTTTTAACGGAATATACATCTTATATGTTAGTGTTATTTAGGAGGAGATAACAATGGCGTTACTATCTAAATTTCTTTTTACTGCAAAAATGGTTTTAAGTTTTTACATTTCAGCAATAGCAACAAATCAAAACCAATTTGTTTACCTGAACATGCCAGAAACTTTGATCAAACCTGGCATCGTACACAAAAAACAATTTACAAAAGATACAAAAGCAAGATATTTTGTTCATTTTAAAAACGGCACTAATTCTTCACAAAATTTTTCATTCAAAAGCAAATACATTATTGATGACTTTAAAAAATCATTTAGTACAAACATAAGACCAGAATTTTCAGGAGCAAGGTCGGTTTATAATTTTCTTACTTCAAAACCTAGTGATGCAAAGTTGAATGCCACTACTTTATTACTTCCAGATGAAACTATTTCAGGTATTTTTGAAGGCGATTTTCAAAAGGGCGACACTCTTTTATGTACATTTGGAAAATCAAATCAAGAATTAGATAACTTAGACATATACCAATCAGCTTACAAATTTGACTTTACATATGATCTTGATTTGAACAAACAAGTATCTTATAAGCTTGGGTCTGGAATTGAAAACACTGTAGCTGGTCAATATGGCTCAAATATAACAATAAAAATTACACCAAAGAAAAACGGTTTATTAAGATTTTCATTTTCACCAAGAGGCGGAGATGGATTACTTGTTTATCAAAATAGAGGTAAAATATTTATGACAAAGCTTTTACCTGCCAAAAAAGAATATGATGCTATCTGTATTAGTGTAGATAAGAATAAGCCAGAAACTTTTACTTTTATACCAACAGGAGGCCTTAATTTTCCAATTCAACTAAATTTCAAGTTGATAGATCTTCCAGGTAAAAATATAGCTTGAAAGGATTGCTATGTTTGCACTTTTGATTTTTATTTTAATCACTGCAGGTCTGGGATTTTTGATGGGTAAGTTTGCAGAAAGTAAAGGTTATGGATTTTGGAATTGGTTTTTTGCATCATCTTTACTTGGAATTGTTTGGCTTTTAGTAATACCAAATGTCAAGAACAATTCTATCAATACTAATGATGAATTAGTTAAAAAGACTAATAGTGGCAATACAGCTGGAATTATTATTTCTGTTATTGGTCAGCTAATTGCTCTTTCACAACTTAGTTCAGTAATGGGGATGAAGTAATGTCAGACCGTAAAGTTGCCGGTATTATACTTTCAGAAATGGATGCTCAAAAACTTACTGAGCAGTTGAATGAAGAGTTGCTTCAGATTAGTAACTCTTCTCACAATCTTCAATATCACACTGTTACAATTGAAAAAGATGGACAGGCTTATGAAATTGAAGTTCCAATTGATGATATTGATCTTTTAGATGACATGCATGATGATGATCTAACTGAAGAAGGCGAAAGATCTTTGGGAATTATTAGTAGTGAATTTGACACTACTGAAGGTAATGCTCCAGAAAAAACATCTAGACCTAATTCTACTCGCGTCAAAGCAAAGATAGTCACGAAAGTTAAAGTTAATTCAGAAACAAATGTGGAAACTGAATACAAAGATTACGAGATTGTTTGCCCATTTACAGGCAGCAATGAAGTGTATCAGATTTCATCTAACATTTTTGCAAGTTACAAGACTGATCAGCCATTTACTGTTGAATTTGATGAGGAAGATTAATCTTCCTCATCATCCATAATGATTCCAAAACCAAAGTTAGATTTTTCTTCAAGAAGATCTAACTTTTTTTGTATTACTTCTAGTTTAGTATCTATTGCATTTAAAGTGATTTTAATTTCTTTAGCATGCTTTGACACTGAAAGAAGTGTAGCACCTAAAATTTCTGCTAATTCTTGATTAGTGATATCAGGATTAGATATCAATTCTTCCAATCTACTATGTGTCATTATCCTCTCCTCAACTTTGGTTTTGGATAAGAAGCATTATTTTCAGCTTGAGGAGCATTCATAATTAAGAATATCAACTCATCAACTAAAACTTCAGCTTTTTTTCCATCATCAGAAAATAATCCAGCTTCAACAACATATTTTTTTATCTCGTATAATTTATTCTGTAATAATTCACGGTCGATACTTATTTTCAACTTATTATGAACCTCCCTATGCTATGCAGACTTATAAATTTAAATAATGAAATGGTATCATGCATAGCTAGCCCTGCCCAATTATCAGACACAAAGTTCATTTTCTCAACCAAATATGAAATAAAAATTCCAAATACACTTTTTATTGAAAATAAAAATATTACTTCTAGAAAAGTGTGCTCATCATTTAAAGATTTTTCAGATAAAACATATCTCAAAATAAAAAATTATGATCTTGATAACTCTGCTGGTATTATTATTCCATATTTTAAATCAAGTAACTTCATTTGTTTACATTGCAACAAAATACATGATGGCAAAAGATCGTCTAAATGTTGTGAAATGACTAACAGCCCGATAAAACTAAATAGTGCGGAGCTATATAAATTAGTCATTCCTAGTAGATATGATGTAAATTCAGAACTATTGAGAGCAAAAAACGACTTTATTGATTTGCATTTTCCAGATTTGTTATCTACAATACTTCTGAAATGACAAACAACTCTCGTGAAAGAAAAATTAAAAGTTTACAGCTCATCAATTTCCTAAATCATGAAGACACACTAATTGATTTTGCTGATGGATTGAATATTATCACAGGCTCTTCTAATTCAGGCAAGTCTGCAATTACAAGAGCCTTACATGCAATATTTTGGAATGAAACTGATAATGAATATGTAAGACGAGGGGCTAAGTTTTACAAGATTACAGTTGTTTTTACCAATGGAGATAAGATAACTAAAATCAAGGGGCCTGATATTAACAGAATTGAATTTCAAGAGTATGGACAACCCCTTCAGATTTCAGAAAAATTCAAAAACAAATTAGACCAAGAAGTAGTTGACTTTCTTGGTTATCAGCCTGTTACATCTAGTGGACCATTATCACTATCATTGCAAAAAAGTGATGCTTTTCTTGTTAATTTAAGTAAACATGAAATTCCAAGAGAGATATCTAAAATTCTTGATATCAATGACTTAGAAAAAGCAGCTACTGTAATTAATAGTGATATCAATAAGCTTTCATCAGATATTAAATCAAAACAATCTGATTTGTCGGATCTAGAAGAAGAAATAAAGCAATATGAAAATCTAGCAGAAAAGAAATTGGCGCTAGAAGAATTTCATAATGCAATCAATCAATATAACGCTTTTTATCAACAAATAAAAGAGAAAAAAAAGCTAATCAATGATTTCAATCACAAAGACACTCTATTGAAGCAAAAAATCAAAGAGAAAGACAATCATTCTAAATTTATTAAAAGTGTAAGCAAAATCGTCAATAAAATTTCTGATATTTTTGATGGATATAAAATCAAGAATAAAATGTTCAATGATTTTAACGACACTGCACATAAACTAAACAAGACTCGTAAATTACTAAAATTACACAAAAACTTCTTGAGCGATGAATTTATTTCATCTCTGCAAGAAATTGAAATATTAAAAAATATCTGTTTAGAAAAAAAATCCTATCTAAGCAGTGTGGAAAAAATCAATAAGCAAATTCAATCTACTCAAATAAAAATAAATGATGAAAACGATAAGATTATTGCTATAAATATTGAGCTTGATAAATATTATGAAATTATGGTCGAATATCCAGCTTGTCCAACTTGCGGGAAGAGATAAAAAATGAATGTGATGAAAAAAATCAATGGTATGTTTATCGGAGATCCACATATTGATGATTTACAACCTAAAAATAGAAAAGATAGCTATGAGGATGCTACAGTCTTAAAAATGACTGAGTGCCTTCAATATGCTGAAAAACATAAGCTAGATTATGTTTGTATTCTTGGAGATTTATTTGATCGATATGAAGTTGGCCCAAAGCTAAGAAATCGAATGATAGATCTTTTTAAGGGAAGTGCAAATGATGACACTCCTTGGTCTTTTCCCATTTATATTGTTGTTGGAAATCACGATATAGATGCTACGGGTAATTTGAACAAGACTACATTAGGAACATTGATTCAAAGCAACTTATTGATCAAAAAAGACTATGAACCAGAATTTGGAATACAATTTGGCCACTTTCATAGGACTATTGATGAAGAGGCTCAAGAAGGCTATTTTGCTAAATATCCAGCTATGATTTGGGCTGCTCACTCTTCAATGTCTACTAAACCAGATCCATTTAATAAGGATGTTTATCTTTTTGAAAACACCCCTTTACACGATAATACTAAAATGATTATTTGTGGACACTTACATGGTGATATGGAACAAACAAGAGCTGATGGAAAGATCTTTATCAATCCAGGAGCAACAGGAAGAAGATCAGCAAATGATTCCAACTTCAAAAAGAAAATAAAGATTCTTATCTTGTCTTACACTTTAGATGGAGACATTTATGAGAAAAAATACTATTACTTAAAATCTGCAAAACCATCTGAAGAAGTTTTTAAGATGAATGAAATCGCAGTAGCTAAGCAAGCAAAGTCTTATTCTCAACAAACAAAAGAAAAAATTGCTAGCATCAGAATTGAAAGCTGGGCATTCACTAATCTACAAGACAAAATTAAAGCTCTTGAACATGCTTGCAAAGAAGCGAATCTATCTGATAAAGTCTGGGAAATTGTCAAGAAAAACATTACAGAAATTAATGAAAAGGAAGGATAAATAATGAGTGTAGATTTTGCAGAGATGCAGAAGAAAATAGATAATCTTATTAATGCTAAAAATAAGTCAGAAGGCGCTATTGCAGTGTTAGAAGAGCAGATTGCTAATTACAAGCAAGAAATAGCAGAAATACAACAAAATTGCTCTGAAAAATTTGATTGTACTATTGAAGAATTAGCTGAAAATTTAGAGACTGATGAAGAGAATCTTACAAATCTTTTAGATGCTGCTGTTGAAAAATATAATGCTTTTAAAGAAATGGCAAAAGTGAGTACTAATGCATGACTATAGCAGAACTTGAATCAACCTATGAAGACTTAAGAGAAAAGATTATCATAGAAGAAACTCAACATAAAACTTTAGTTTTACAAATAGATCAGATAACAGAAGACATAGCAAATCTTGAAGAAGACAAGAGTAATCATAAACATGCTCATGTCTTCTTAAAACTTAAGGCTGCAGACACTCGTAAAAAAGCAATTGAAGCTATAGAAGCAATTGTCACTTTGGGTATCAAACAAATCTATGGTGAAGACTATGCTTTTATGTTCAAAATGAAAGATTATAACACTAAAGATGTTGGAGAGCAAAATTACAACTACACTATAACTCCTACTATTGGATGCTTACATATGGGGCAATTTTGTGAATTTCCCCTTACAAGCTGTGGAGGGGGATTGTGTGAAACAGTTAGTATGCTTATCAGATTGGCTGTTATTGAATACAAGCAATTTAGAGGAATGATAGCACTTGATGAGTCTCTTTCTGGACTTTCAGCAGATGATAAGCTTGATCAACTCATATCGTTTTTGGGCAATTACATAAAAGATTCCGAATCACAATTTATGTTTATTAGTCATAGGCCAGTTGAATTTGCTAAAATTTCAAATAAAAACTTTTTAGTTAGCAGAGACAGAGACGATGATGCTGGTGTAGCTAGAGTAAGGCCTGTATCATACGAAGAATTGAAATCTATATATGACAAAGATTAATGATCCAACATATGATTTTGTAAGGTCTATCTACATGAAAAATGTTCCTTTGCAGAGTGAACTTACCAATCCTTTTGCTGCCAACAAGAGACAAAGAAAAAATCCACTAGCTATCAAAGAAACTAAAGAATTGCCAGAAGAAGTTTCTAATTGGTCTGCTAGACACTTTGTAGATTACTTTGCTGAAAATTATAAGGCAGTTTTCAAGGGTGCTTATAAGACTACATATACTTCAGATAATAAAATTATTAATATTATCTGTGAGTTTATGGATGATAATTTACTCAACAAAAATGAGTGGACAAAAAAGTTTATTGACTGGTGTTTCTTAAACAAAGAAATTATTCAGAAAAAATCTGGACATTTCTTACTTATGGAACTACCTCATTTTTTGAATAGATATTATCAAGACGTAATTATCTCTAGCTCTGTAAATACACAAATTGAGATTTTTTCAGAAATTGAAGCTTTAGCAGTTAACGGAAGATCTAAAGAAATTTATGGGAAATATGGAATTCCTGTTGCATGTACATACTATAAAAACTTTAGGGATGTTCCGCTAAGTGATTTAGTTGATGGGACAAGATTATTTCTTACAAAGCTTTCAAATGGAACTTCTGATGAGAAAAAGCTCTTATATGACATAGTGCAAAAATCAATATCAAGATCCCCTTATATATCAGGATTTGAGCTTATTGACTGGAGAATATTATTCTCTGAAGTAATTGAAAAATATAAAGAGGAAACTTGGTGGCGGGATCAGGATTATCCAGGCAATCCAAGATTTAAATACGATAAGTTTATAAAATGAATAGCCAAGAAACAGTAGAAGAAATTGAGTTGCTGATAAGATCAAAACGAACAATTTTGTATCTAGTGTCTCAAGAAGAAAATCGCGTCATGTCAGCTTTGGAATCAATGTGTTCCAAAGCTGATACTTCTTGGGATCTTATAAAATGGGACATAGTTTCTGGCTTGCATTCTTCTTTCCCAGAATTTATGCCAGTAAAAGATTCTGAAAAAAAATTAGATCAAGAAGAAGTACTCTCTTGGTTTGAAAACTTAATAGTACCTAAGAATAAATTTTGCTTACTAATTCTTAAAGATTTTCATAAATACTTTGGACATGGAAATTACCGTGGACAACTTGAAAATAAAATTCTTAGACATACCAAAAATTTATCCTATCAATTCTCTACTGAAAACAAAGCAATTATTATCATTTCTTCTCAGCTAGAACTTCCGAATGATTTAGAGAAGATTGTTCCTGTTATTGATTTTCCACTGCCGACAAAAGAAGAAATCGAATACAAGATTTTAGAAATGTTAGGAAAGGCAGCTAAAAGAAAAGACCTGTCTGCTAAATTCCAGACCACATATGATCCATTAATTTTAGACATTATTGTTAATTCATTTAGAGGATTGACAATTTCAGAATGCGAGCAAGTTTGTACTTACTGCATGATAAAGCACACTTCATTATTGCCTGAAGTAATTTCTCAACAAAAAAGAGACATTATAAGAAAATCCGGACTGCTTGATTGGATAGATGAAACTATTTCAATGTCAAAAGTTGGAGGATTAAATGGCCTTAAAGATTGGCTTGATAAAAGAAAAGATGCATTCTCAAAAGAAGCTCTAGAATATGGATTACCACAAAACCCAAAAGGCATTTTACTTGTTGGAATTCAAGGAGCTGGAAAAAGTTTATTTGCAAAAGCTGTCTCATCTTATTGGAATTTTCCCTTACTTAAACTTGACATGGGCAAAGTTTTCTCTGGTTTAGTTGGTAGCTCTGAACAAAACATGAGACAAGTATTCAAGGTAGCTGAATCAGTAGCACCATGTATTTTGTGGTGTGATGAAATTGATAAGGGAATGTCAGGTTCTAGATCATCTTCTTCTACTGATGGAGGCACGACATCAAGAGTTTTAGGTTCATGGCTTACATGGATGCAAGATAGACAAGCTCCAGTTTTTGTTGTGGCTACTGCTAATGATGTTACTAATTTGCCTCCAGAGTTACTTAGAAAAGGTAGATTTGATGAAATATTCTTTGTTGACTTACCAAGATTTTTAGAGAGAAAGAAGATTTTTGAAATACATCTTCAAAAAAGAGCTAGAAATCCAAAGAATTTCAATCTTAATTATTTAGCAGAGATTACTGAAAGCTTTACTGGTGCAGAAATAGAGTCATCAATAGAAGCAGCCTTGTATGAAGCCTTCTCTGATGACAAGAGAGAAGTTACAAACAAAGACATAGAAACAGCAATCAAGAGTTCTGTGCCTATTTCAAAATTGATGAAAGAAGACATCGAAAACTTAAGGCATTGGGCTAGTGATAGGGCTAGAAATGCCTCTAATTATGATGATATAGTGTTGCTTGACGAAGGTGATGACTTATGAGTAATTTTAATGAAATATTAGGAATAGTCTCAGTCGAGCAACTTAAAGAAGGCGCTAGACTTGCTAGAAGAAATAGTGGCAAAGGATGTGTTCTTTGTGATTATTCCGGCTATACAAATAACATGCAAGGTAAGGCTGTTATGTGTAGTTGCCAAAAAGAAAAGATCTTTGCTGATCTTTTTGCTAGAGCTAATGTGCCTAAACCATTTTTTGGTAAAAGTGTTGACGATTGGAATACTAGAACAGATTCAGAAGGAAATGATTTAGGCATTCAGCAGTCAATAAGTGAAAAAATATTCATCTTTTTGAATTTTTACAACAAGCATATCAAGAAAATTGTAAATGGACACTTACCAAGAATCAAACATGCTGGAAATGCAACAAATGACATTCATTCTCTTATGTTTGAAGGAAGCATTGGAAGTGGAAAAACATTCATAGCTGCAGTTTTAGTCCAGTCTGCAATACGCCAAGGCCTAACTGCAAAATATTATGATTGGTCTGAAATTTTAGACATCATCACTGACTTTAACAAAAAAGATGATGCTGACAATCTTGCTGAAGAGCTTAAGAACTTAGACTTCATTGCTATTGATGGAATAGAAAGTTACAACAATACTCATCCATCATTTATTCAAAATCTTGACAGGTTATCTAAAGCTAGACTTCATTCTGGTAAACCTTCTGTTTTACTAAGTATTGGAAATGCAAACCAAATTAGTGTAGGATCAGGTTGGAATAGTCTTCTCAGAAATTGTTTGACGATAAGGTTGCCTCACGTAAAATGAAATTAGATCAGCAAGAATTAGAAATAATGTGTCTCTCTGCGCTTATAAAATTTCCAAAGTGCATGGACAAGTTAATTACAAGAGGCATAAGTGGGGATCATTTTGAATATCAAGGCCAAAATGATAAAACTTCATATACTCGTGCTTTGTTCATGCTCATTCATAATTACTGGATAGAAAGTGGCGGTAGTCTTTTTACTTCTTATGTATTAGAGTCAAAGTTCCAAGAATATAAAGTTGGAGAAAAGACAAAAGTTAAACTTCTTACACTGTGGTCAGAAGTTGAAGATACTGATGTTAATGAGAATGATTTTTATGAAATCACTAGCCAAATAAAGAATAAATACTGTCTAAGACTTTTATCAAAAATGCTCAGTGATGGATATGAGCAACTAAACAGTAATGGATTAGATGAATCACTTAAAGTTATTCAGAAAAATTTAGATCAAATTCAAGAACAAAAAAATGAGATTGGTGGAGATAAACACAGCTTTGATGTTGCTGAGTCTTCAACATTCTTTGAGACTGAATATGACAAAAGACTTAATCATCCTGAGTTATATAAAGGCATCGAGTGCGGAATATCTAATATTGATGACAAAACATTTGGTTGGCTTCCAGGACAGATTGTAGTATTTTTAGCTCCTTCTTCTGGTGGAAAAAGTGTTATGTTACTCAACTCAGCTATTCATGCCAATAAAAAATGTGGAAAAAAAGTTCTTTACATGTCTTTTGAAATGAACTCTTGGCTTTGTTTACTTAGGCATGTTTCTTTGTCATATGAAATTCCTTATAGTCAAATCAAGGGTAATACACTTTCACCTGATGAGAAGCGGAAGATTATTGATGGATTAAAATCTGCTGAAGATGGACCGTATTTTGAATATGATGTTAATATGGAAGATCCTACACCAGAATATATTGATAGCAAGATTAGAGACCTGATTGCCACTAAAGGTAAGCCTGATTTACTTGTTGTTGACTATATTGGAAACATGACAGTGCGTAATCCTGGACCAGCAAGCAAAGACTGGGAATTGCAATCAAAAGCAATTCAACAGCTTTTCATAATGGCTAAAAGATACAATATTCCTATCATTACGGCACAACAGATTAACAGAGAAACTATTAAAGATAGCAGAAAAAGTAAAGAAAATAACAAATTTATGTCTTATGATCAAGCTGCTGCCTCTGGTGGACAAAACTTAATGCACTTGTGTACTTATGCTATTGCTATGGAGCCAAATCGTGAAAAAGGATACTGTATTTTGCATCCTGTCAAAATGCGTGATGCCTTCTTTAATCCATTTCCTATAGCTATGGATCCTGAATATAATAAAGTCAGAGAGATGGACAAAGAAGAGCAAGAACAGATTATGGGCTTGCATCAAATGAGTAATGGTGCTACGACAATCTCTAAACCAGCCACAACAGAAACTCAATTAGAAAAAATTCCTATGAAGAAGCAAGCTGAAACTCATGAGGAAGAAGAGATGTTCATTGTCCCTGATGAAGATGATGATGAAATTCAAATTACTGATTGGGTATTAAGTTGAAAGAAAAAATAACAAGACAATTTATCATTCAGCTTAATAAAATGATAAAAATTGATGAATTTATGGAATTTGAGTATGATTCAGACTTCATTTACACAAAAAACTCGCAATGGGCTAATACTAACTGCCCTATGCCTAATCATGATGACTCTAGCCCCTCTTTTGGAGTCAATTTAGAAACAAACTCTTACAATTGTTTTGGATGTGGAGCTTCTGGAGACATAATAAAGTTAATTCAATCTGTAGAAGGATTTAATTTTATTGAAGCTGTCCAAAAACTTTCTGTTCATGCTGGAATTGAAGTTGAAACTGTTAATTTAGATATGAAATATTTAGTTAACGAATTTCAAAGCAAAATTCATGAGTACCTTAAAACAGAAAACACTTCACTATTTCCTGGTGGCTTGAACGAAATTAGCTTTATGTTTGCAATGTCAGAAAAAAGTAAAAGACTTTTATCAAAACATAATCAAGATCCCAAAATTGCTAATTGGATTGATCAGCAATATAAAACTTTTGATAGCTTAATGGATAAAAAAGATTACATCAGCATAAACAATTTTTGGAAGAATTACAATAAAAATTTTAAGGAGCATTTAAATGAACTTACAGAATCCAAATGAAATCCACCATGAAGATTTACTAAAAGAACTTTCAAATTCTCCAGATGAAATTCCCGTCAATCTTATAGTAAATGGTACACTAGCCAAGAAGCTTCATTTTGTAATTACGCTTCTTTCTAAATATTACAACTTGTCTGAAGATGAAATTATCAAGTTTCTAATTAGGCAGGGGGTTGAGAAAGAAATAGAAAAAATTGGCAACGTGTTCTCAGACTAATAACTACATCACAATAAATCCTGAACTAATTCCTCAAGTTCTTACTAACAAAGAGTCAGATGTTTTTATACTTTGGCTTGTTATGAAAAGAGCTGACAAGAGTGGTTCAGGATTTGTTTGTTATAGCCAACTTTTAGATGTAGCTAGAAATGTCTTTAACTTTAATTCAACTTATGTCTACAAATTAGTCAATAAAGGCGTTGACAAATATTGGTCCAAGACATGTACTCATAAGGGTAAAAAATCAGTTTATTTGTATGGCTTTGGTAAAGTTATTACTAGACTTTCTCCTAAAGTTTCAAAAAGTAAATGTATAGCCTTGCCCTTTTTTCTATTTGAGGATTCATCTACAAAGTTTATCAAGCAAATTTTGATTTCTCTCTTTGCTGCTAGATTTGAAGATCCTAGTCCAATAAGCATCATCGCATTATCAAACATACTAGGATTAAGTGAGTCAACAATAAGAAATGCTATAAAAGAATGCAATTTAGTTGACAAAATATTTAATTTTGAAATATTAGAAGAAAGCAATACTAAAGAATTGCTTGTATCAATTATCCTTAATTCAGATCATCCTTGGGGAATGAGAATTATTGAACAAGATGACAAATATTTACTTGTTAAGCAAATTTCCAATTCCTACAAAATAAAGGATTTGAACTTCTTGCCCTTTGAATATAGACCAAAAGAACTCAAGAAAATCGACAAAGCTTTACTTGATAATTTACCTAAAAAACTGTATTCTAGAAGAGATAAAAATATTTTTGCAAACGGCAATAAAGTAATTGTTTGTGAGCAATAATGACTGTGTTAGTAAGTGAATGACTGTCTTTGATGGCGCTTACATGAAAGGTCAATATGTGTAATAATAAGGATTTTGTGCATCTTCACGCTCATACTCATTTTTCCATACAAGATGCGTTACCTTCTCCGGCAAAATATGCTATGAAGGCTAGAGAAATGGGTTTCAGAGCTACTGCTATAACTGATCATGGAAAAATGTCAGGAACAGTGGAATTTGTTTCTAACTGTAGAAGCCATGTTGACAATGTTAATCAGATAAAACCTATTATTGGCATAGAAGTTTATACTTGCCCAGACAGATTTGATAAAAGCAAAACTGAAGATGGTAAAAGACAGAAGCTAAATCACTTGACCCTACTTGCTCAAAATGAAGTAGGCTATAAGAACTTGCTTGCTCTTTCTGCTTTAGGCAATGATCCAGAAGCTTTTTATTATTCTCCTAGAGTTGATTGGGGATGTCTTGAAAAGCATTCTGAAGGTGTTATTGCTCTTTCTGGATGCTTAGCTTCTGAAGTTAATCAAGCATTGATGAAAGAGGATATTGAGAAAGCTTTTTCAACTGCTAATAAATTCAAAGAGCTTTATCAGGATAGATACTTTGTGGAGCTTCAATACCATGGAATTGAAGAACAAAAAAACAATCTAGGTCACTTATTAGATATAGCAAAGAAATTTGATATTCCAACAGTAGCTTCAAATGACGTACATTATTTGGACAAACTTGATTGGAAGCTTCATGATGTTCTTATTCAAATGAGAGATATGCGAGATGAAAAGACTGGCATAACTAAAAAGAATGGCAAAAAAGAAGCTTATGGTACTCATCAATTTTATCTAAAGTCACATGATGAAATGATGAAAGTTTTTGGCACTGTTCCTGAATGTGTCAAAAATTCAGTACTCATATCTGAAATGGTTGAAGATTTTTTCAAGTTAGACATTGAACATAATCTTCCTAAAGCAATCATACCTACAGACAATCCAAAGTTTGCTCAATTTTGGAAAACTAACCTTCCATACAACAATGCTAATGAAGCTTATTTGGCATTCAGAGCTTTTTCAGGTCTTCAGAATTTAGGCTTTGCTAACAATAAGAGCTATGTTGCTAGATTACGATCAGAACTTTCTCAAATATGGTACATGGGAGTTACAGACTACTTCTTGATTCAAAATGAGATGGTTGAATTTATGAAGTCTCAAAACATCTATTATGGGATACGTGGGTCTGGTGTTGGTTCTCTTGTAAATTATTGCTTAGATGTTTCTTCTGTAGATCCTGTCAGATGGAATCTTATGTTTGAAAGATTCTTAAATCCTGGAAGAGGCACTCAATACAAAATTGATATCTCAGAATATCCAGCTAAACAATGGGTGCAAGAAAATGGCAAAATGGAACAAACAAAGTACTCCAAAGCCATTACAAAAGTCTGCAAAAATTGGCTTAGTGAAAACCCAGAATATGCTAAATATGAACCAGAAATCCTTAAAGAAATATGGGTGCTTGAGAATCAGGGTTTATCTTCTTATATTTGTGACTTGGCCAATAACGAAATTACAACCAAAGAAAATGAGAGTAACTTATGGACTGCTCACATATTAGGAATTTGTGAAAAAGTGCCTGATGGTGGGTTACATGTATCTAAGGTCGCAACTCTTCCTGACGTTGATACAGATATTGATGCTTCTCGACGTTCAGAAGTAATTGATTGGGCTATTGGAAGATTTGGGGCTGATCATGTAGCTCAAATCGGTGCTTGGGGTACTTATGGAGCAAAAGCAGCAGTTGTTGGATCACTAAAAACTTCTGAAAAGTTTAATCAAAAATTTGGTGACAATGTTCATCAAGCTGCATTGCAAGTATCTGCAACAATTCCTAAAGTACCAGATATTACAATTGATGATGCCTTGGTTAATAGCCCAGAATTTAGAAATCATTACAGTTATTGGAAAGAAGAAATTGATATTGCAAAGAAATTAGTTGGCACTATTTCTAACTTCTCTGTCCATGCTGCTGGAGTTATCATTTGTGGTGATCCTGTAAGTGAACATGCTCCAATTGAAAATTCCAAGGGTAATTTATGTTCTGGATTTGATATGTTCAACGTCGAGAGAGTTGGGCTTGTTAAATACGATTATCTTGGCCTGAATACGTTTACACAAATCGCTAATACCATAAAGATGATTAATGATCGTAAAGGTATTGAAATTGATGTTAGAAGAGACATTGATTTAGCAGATCCAAAGATTTATAAAAATATCTATGCTAAAGGAAAAACTGCCTCTGTCTTTCAGTTTGCATCTAGGGGTATGCAAGATGCTCTACGAAAAGTGAATGCATCTAACATGGAAGACCTTATCGCAGTTGTTTCCTTATATCGTCCTGGTCCTCTTGAATATATTGATACTTATGCTGAGGGAAAGAAGAATCCTGACCTAGTACAGTATGACGATCCTATTACCAAAAAACATCTTGAAGTTACATATAACATCATGGTTTATCAGGAGCAAGGAATGCAACTTGCTCGTGACATGGCTGGATTTGATCATAATGAAGTAGACAAATTGAGAAAAGCTATTTCAAAAAAGAATGACAAGTTATTTGCTGAAGTCACAGAATTGTTTAGACAAAAGTCACTTCAACGTGGTGTTAAGGAATCATCAGTTGAGTCTGTCTTATCATTAATGTCAAAGTTTGTAGGATATGCATTTAATAGATCTCATGCTTGTTCATACGCTATCCTTTCATTCTGGACTGCTTGGCTTAGATTCTATTATCCTCATGAATGGCTAGCAACATGTATTCATCTGGCAAAAGACGATGAAGATAAAGTTGCTATGCTTAAAAAAGAATGTGATATGGAAAGAATTGTCTTAAAAGATCCTAATGTAAATGAATCTGGAACGACAACCCTGGTTAATGACAAAAATGAAATTATGCTTCCACTTTCATCTGTCAAGGGGGTTGGTTCAAGAGCAGAAGATATTGTAAAGTTTCAGCCTTTTGAAGATTCTAAAGATTTGTGTTTTAGAGCAAGACCAAATAAGGGAATGATTTTTGCTCTTGCTAAAGAAGGGGCATTAGATTGTTTGCCAGACAGCAGAAACTTTGAATTTGTTCATGAATTTATGGAGTATTGGGATCAACTTGTAGAGGAAAGAACAAAAGAAGAAAGAAATGCTTTACGACTAAAGAAGCTGAAAGATAAAAATTCTTTATCATTTCAAGATATAATAAAGAATAAAGTATCAGAAAATAAAACACAATCAGATAAGAGCAAAAGCTTATCTCAACTTTTACAAGACGATTTGTTTGATTGAGGTGTACTATGTATTATGAAGATGATGAAGAAGATGACGATGGTAATTTTGTTGATGTAGACAGTGATGAATATGATGAAAACAATCTTGTAATTGCTGATATTGTTTGGGGACCTAATCCTGAAAATATTGATTGGCAAGATTCAAACTTTGCTTCTGAAATTGTGTCTAGGCTTAAGGGAGTAACTGAAGAAAGCTTTCAAAAAGAAGTTGAAAGCTGGAGACTTAATATTTCTTTGCTTCCACATTATAATGAAGTCGATTTCCGAAGAGAAATTAATTTATGGGATATTAGTGTTCCATCAAAAAATGAATTTGATTTTGGAAACTTTGCAGTTTCATATTCAAAACAAGTGCAATACAGAAATAGAATTACAGAAATTATATCTGTTGTGTACGCTCATCATGAAATGATTTTTCAAGCTCATAAAAATCTCAAAGAAATGGCAATTAAGTTAACATCTGGAGCTAAGCATGATAAAGAAGCAACTGCTGCTTTTGCTGTTCATAGATTTGTTGCTCCAATGTCTCACGCTAAAAGATTTTTAACTTATCTTGAACATGTAATGAGAAATATTGACTTTGCTGCTTCTCAAATGGATAGAATGCTAAGAGAACATCAAGCTCTATCTAGAATTAATCAGTCTTACAATTCTGAGGGAATGTCTCAGTCTTTTTCAAGGGACACTCCATCTTTTACTCAGTATAATAAACCTAGTGCAAAGATCAGAACAAGAAATTCTAGAATAGAATAACTTTTCATTGACAATGCCAAATTACAATGATATAAATAAATCAAGGGCCCTAAGTGCCCTTTAAGAGGTAAAAACAAATGCGATTATCACCATCCAGTCTTCTCAAGACTGAAACAACGAAGCCAAGGGCTTCAAACTCGATGTTTAACTTCCGGGAAGATATTGTTGATCTTTCTGTAAAGAATGCTCCTAAGGTTGCTCGTCGTTTACGTCTTATCGGCGACCCTTACATGTTCTGGGAATTTACTGACAAGGTTTACGTCCCAAATCCTACAAACGATCCAGCTTTGCGTGGTAAGACCATCAAGAAAGAATTTCCTGATGCTCATATCAAGAAGTCCTTTACACGTATTGGCCATGAAGATCAATCCCAATGTCCTTGGAAGAAGATGGGCTACATCTGCACAATGCAGTTTGCACAAAACTGCCTTGAGAAGCAAGATGATGGCACTTGGAAAGTCAAGGTCCTAAAGAAGGGCAAGGCTATCTTCCATAAGATTGCTGAAGAAATTGCTCTCCGCTATGCTGACGAGACAAATGAAGATGGTGATGGCCGTCACTTTGGCACTCGTAATGCTCCATGTATCAAAATCATTGCAGAGGCTACTGGTAAGCAACCACCTCTTTCTGTTGACTATAAGATTCTTTTTGAGTCCAAGCCAACTTATATTGACGACGATATGATTGAACAATTACGCAAGGCTGGAGATCCATCCACTGAAAAGCTCGTGCGTGAGCGTACACGTTATGAGAAGGACCGTAAGAGTGATCCTCTTATGCCTGAGTGGGAAGATTTCTTTGCTTATGGTCATGCAATTGAGCAAATTTACAAGTTTACTCCTGTTGCATCTGACGAGTCAGACACAGTCTCCATCCCTTCCAAGCCTGTTGTTGAGGAAGAAGAGATTACTCCAATCATGACTAATCTGAAGCCATTTGCTGCAGAAGAGGATGAAGACGAGGATGAAGGCTATGTTGTAAAGCCTCCTAAGAAAGCAGTTACCAAGAAGCCAGTAGTCATTGAAGATGATGAAGACGAAGATGATGATGAGAATTCATTAGCTTGGATGGGTAATCGCTAATAAGTTGGGGGATAGATTATTCTATCCCCCAATAAGGATTTTAAAACATTGAAAAAAGACGAACTTTCTGAACTAATCGACAAAGATCAAGAACGCTTACTAAAGCAAAAACTTAAGGCCTTAGGTATTGATGAGAAGTGCATCAAGTCAGGCGATGTTGATAATGTAGAATTTATTCCTACAGGAGTATTTGAAGTAGATTCAATACTTGGTGCAGGAATGGGAATTCCTACAGGTACGCTAATTGAGTTTTGTGGAGAATCACAATCCGGCAAGACTTGGCTTGGCTATAAGTTAATTGCTGAAGCTCAAAAGCAAGGCAAAAAATGTGCATTCTTCAACATTGAGAATTCATATTATCCTCTACGAGCTTTGTCTTGTGGAGTAAACACTGCTCAGTTACTTCTTATTGAGAATGTTGGATCTGCTGAAAAGTATGGCGAACTTCTTAAATTTATGGTTGAGAGTGGAAATTTTTCTATAATTGTTGTTGACTCTGTATCAGCAATGATTCCTAATGATGAATTAGAAAAATCACTTGAGCAGGTTCAAACCATCGGCTTACATGCACGTTTTGTCAAGCGCTTAACTAAAGATCTTACTGCTAAAACTGCTGCATCTGGAACTATTGTTGTACTTATCAATCAGCTGTATATGGGTGCTGGTGTTATGCCTGGAACCATGACTAAAACAGCTTCAGGTGGTAATGCAATGAATTACTTTACCCATATGCGTTTATGGATCAATAAGATCAATGGTGCTGCTGGACAAGTAACCAAAAAAGATGCAGAAGGCAAGGACGTGATTATCGGTGGCAAGAGTAAAGTTCTTGTTATGAAAACTCGATATGGTCAACCTGGTGTCACTGGTGAATTCAAAATCATGTTTACTGATGATGAAACAACAAATCCAGTTGATGAATTTCTATATAAAGCAAAAGCTAAAGGATTTGAGTATATCAAAGAAATTAGAAAGAAATTTATTTACACCAATACTGACACTGGTGAAGTTGTTGAGTCAAAAGATGCATATGAATTTTGCAATCTCTTAATCAATCAACCAGCCCCAGTCAAAAGAACACGTAATGACAATTCTGCTACTGCTTTTGAATTTATATGTGGACGCTTGAAGATTGTAGGTAAACCACTTAACGACCTCATTGAAGCTATTAAAAAAGGTCCATTAGAGACCTTAGATGATAATGAAGAAGACGGTGGTATCTCTTTTGATTTAGCAGCAAAAGAGATGTTAGACTAATAAAAATCCCCTCAAAAGAGGGGATTTTTTCATTTACCATTTACTAATTTACTGATAAAATATGAACTATGTCTAATCGTGAGCAGAATTACAATCAATTTATAAGAAACTTTAAAGAAAATAATTCTGTCCAAAAGTATTTTTCTTCTAGAAATTTATCTAACAAGCTACTTGAAAAAAACCTAGTAGGATATTGCCCAGTTTTTTCTAGCTATGAGTTTCCATTACTTAGGGGTAGATTGATTGTCCCTATAAGAGATGTGCATGGAAGTATTATTGCTATGGCTGGAAGACAAGTTCCAGACCTTACTGAAAATACAATTGCTTCTTTTTGGGAAACGTATGGTAATGAGCCAGCAAAATGTTTAGAAAGAATTTCTAAATGGAAAAAAGGCAAATGGATAAATGAGCCATATCAAAGAAACAAAAATTTATTCTTTTTAGATCAAGCTAAAGATGCAGCTAGAAAGCAAAATTATATAGTTTTAGTAGAAGGCTATTTTGATGTGTATAGTTTTTATTCTAACGGCTTTGAAAATGTAAGTGCTTTATGTGGTACTTCTATATCTGACTATCAAGTTGCATTATGTTCAAGATACTGCGACAATATTGTTTTGATATTAGATGGTGATGAGCCTGGAAGAATTGCTGGTGAGAAAATATATAAGAAGATTCATGAACTTGGTATAAATTGTCTAATTATTTACTTACCTGACAAAATGGACCCAGATGATTTTGCACTTTCATTTGATTTGGAAGCTCTTGATCTTGCAATTAAAGACTCGTTGGAAAATAAAAGAAGAATTCTTAAGATAAAGGTATCTTGATGCAAAAAATTAACACTGTTTGGAATATTAGGCCTTGTGATAATTCAGTTTGTGGTGAATTGGCCTATGAGCTAGAAATACCTACTCCTGTTGCTAGAGTCATGGCTACTCGTGGCATTGATAGTATTAAAAAGGCAAAGAGTTTCACTAGCCTTAAGATTGGAAAGCTTCATGATCCTTTTCTTTTGCCAGATGCTAAAAAAGCAATAGATAGACTTAACCATGCTATAGATAATCAAGAAAAGATATTTGTTTGGGGTGACTATGATGTAGACGGAATTACTTCTACTGCAATTGTAGTTACTGCACTCAAAAAACTAGGTGCAAATATTGAATTTAAAGTTCCACACAGAATGGAAGATGGATATGACATCAAGGTTCAATCTGTTGATCAGGCTTTATCACGCAATGCTGATCTTCTCATGTCTGTTGACTGTGGAATTGTTGCTTTTGAAACAGCTACATATGCTAAGCAATGTAATTTAGATTTGATCATTACTGACCACCACCATCCTTCTCACGATGGAAAGATTCCTGATTGTATTGCTGTAGTTAACCCAAATCGTGATGATCCAAACTATCCCGGAGAACATTTTGCATCTTATAAAACGGATGATTTTGGCAGATATCCGTGTGACTTTTTAGCTGGATGTGGAATTGCCTTTAAGCTGATGTTAGGCCTTGCTAGTTCCAGAAAAGAAAATGTATTTGAATTTGTAGATGAGCTTATTGAGTTTGCAGCATTAGGAACAGTTGCTGACGTTGCTCCTATGGTTGATGAAAATAGAATCATAGTAAATTATGGCTGTCAAATACTTTCAAGAAGTACTAAGCCTGGAATTAAGGAACTTCTGAGAATTGCTGGTGTAAAAGAGGTATCAACTACATCAATTGGCTTTCAAATTGGGCCTAGAATCAATGCTATAGGAAGGCTTGCTGATGCTGGTACTGCCTTGAGTCTTTTATTAGCAGAAGATGACATTACAGCTAATCTTTTGGCTAATCAATTAAACAATGCTAACTCAAAGCGTCAAGAACAACAAGAGAAAGCAACTACAGAAGCAATCCAATACGTATCTGACAATTTTGACTTAGAAAATGAGCATATTCTTATTGTTGGAAGAGAAGAATGGCATCCAGGTTTAATTGGGCTTATCGCTGGTAAATTAGCAGAAACTTTTAATAAGCCCACATTAGTTTGTTCTTATAAAAACGATGGATATGCAAAAGGGTCTTGTAGATCAGTTAGAGATTTCAATATATTAGAAGCATTAAAGTCAGAAAGAGCTTGGTCTTTATTTAAGAAGAGATCAGATGGCTCTACTGTTTGTGGAGGACATGCTTTTGCTGCTGGTTTTGAATTGTCTATTGATAACATTCCAGCCATGCGTGTTGCTCTTAATGAGTTTGCAAAAGATAAACTTGGAGAGCCTTCACAAGAGAAAATTATTGATATTGATTCTCTGATGTCATTTGTTGATTTGAATATCAAAACATACAACCATCTTCTTAAGCTTTCTCCGTTTGGGTCTGGCAATCATACTCCGGTGTTTTTGACAAAGAACATGACAGTTGTAGATTGTAAGCTAATGACTAATGGTAAACATGCAAAACTCAAACTTAGCAATGGTGAAAAAACTTGGATTACTGCTAATGCTTGGAGGTTAGGTGATGTTTGCAAAGACTTAAAGCAAGGCAATAAAGTAGATGTTGTTTACAGTTTAGACATTGATACTTGGTCTGGATCAAATTCACTTGTTATGATTGTGCAAGATATAAAAATAAACTGATTTACAATTTTTTAATTTTTACATATAATGTCATTATCGTTGGGGAGTACATATAGTGACTGATGATATTGTAAAACAATTAAAAATAAAGACTCAAGAGAATTTAGAAAAAGCTATCTTAAAATATCAAGATGCCTTATTAACTGACAATAAGTGGGCTATAGATAAAAGCTACAAAGAGATTTGTAAAATTTATCCACCTTATCTACACATGCAAGAATGGTGGAATCAATATCATTATTTGTATGATTCTCATGAAGATTTTGCTTCAGACTATATCAAGATTTTTTGTAATGTTTTGTCCAATTGGAAGCCTAGATCTACAAGAAAACAATCAAGATATGGCGGTAGTGGTGAATTTAAGAACTACTTTATTGGCGCTCTTCAACACAACTATATAAATTTAGTAAAAGCTGATAATGCTGGTAAAAGAAATCCATCTCAAAAATGCCCTGTATGTGAGAAATGGGTAAATCCTTTATCAACTCACATACTTCATTGTCATGCAGATATCTTATGGACGCATCTAAAAAACACTGGATATGTTCTTGAAGAAATTGAAAGATGTCCATTTTGTAAATCTCATAAAATGCCAAGAAATTATGAATGTGATGAAAACTGCGCTACAAAAAGTGAAGATGGATGTCAAAATTGTATCATTCAAAAAAGAACTGAAGTAATTAAAAAACACATCTTATCAAAGCATTCATCTTTATTATTTCAGAAGTTTAATGAACTTTATCCAGATTATCAAACTGTTTCTCCAAGGGCGTTAAGTGTTTATATGTCTGAAGAAGATGATGGAGATGATGTTTGTTATTACGATAGTTTGAAAAATGATAACAAGATACAAGACTTTTTAAATCTTGAAATGAATGACGTTGAATCAAAAATTATTAATAACATTTTAAATGGTAATCTTAAAATTAAGTATGATCCAAAGCTATACCACTGCTCGATCTCAGAGTTCAATATTGCTGTAGAAAATATTAAAAATAAGATGTGTTTAGCTGGAATAGAAGGAAATTGATAATGGAAAATATTGAAGAACCCGTTACCGTTGTGTTAACAAATGAAAAGAAGTCAAATACAAACGATCCAAGAATATTGAGAGCTCGTGGTGGAGATTTTAACAACCCAGACCCATCAAAAAGACCTACAGACCCAGTTGGACTTTCAAGAAGCATATTGCATGTTCTAAAAGATTATGAATATGTTAGAGTTTTATCTGTAGGACCAACAGCCTTGTCTTCTGTTATGACTGCATATAGATTAGCATCCAGAGAAATAGAATCTCTTACAAATGGATCTGTGTTAGTTCTAAGACAATCTGAATACAATGCTGAAATTGCTGGCAAAAAAACTAAAGGCATTTCCACAAGAATTTTTGCAATCGATATTAAATTTGCATTATAAATGATGAACAAAGAAAGCTGGATCAAAGCAAAAAAACAAATCCTATTTGATCATTTATTAAATAAAAATAATAAAAATATTAAGGAAGTGCCTCAGGAAATTCCAACTACCAACCAGAATAAAACAATAACAAAATTTACTCCTTGGACAGAATTAATAGATCGTGCTAAAGGCTATAATTCAGAAATTATTCAATCATCTCTAGACTTAGACGTTAGTGGTTTTAGATTGTCAGATAAAGTATTTCAATCTATTCTAGACATAGCATTTGAAAGAAAAGTTAATGAAATTTTGCAAGAACTTGATTTAGACTACGATTATTTTGAAAGTGCGAGAGAGGCAATAGTTGATCACATTTTAGCTAACAGATGGGATAAAAGAAAACTTCATGAATTGGTTAAAAAGATACAATTTTTAGATCTGGACGAGTTGCCAAAAAACATTTAATACCTCATAATACAAAAGGAAGGGATAAAAATATCTGATTGATTTCTTTCAGATATTTTTTATTGTCAAAAATATGGAAAAAATTTTACAAGAGAACAAAAATAGATTTGTTTTGTTCCCAATAGAGCACCACGATATCTGGGATTACTACAAGAAGGCCCAGCAGGTTTTTTGGACTGCAGAAGAAATTGATTTAGCACAAGACCACACAGATTGGGAAAAGTTGAGTGAAGGTGAGCAGCATTTTGTAAAGCATGTTTTGGCATTCTTTGCTGCATCTGATGGGATTGTTAATGAAAATTTAGCAGAGAATTTTGTAGCTGAAGTTCAATATACAGAAGCAAAATTTTTCTACGGTTTCCAGATTATGATGGAGAACGTTCACTCCGAGACATACTCCCTTCTTATTGACACGTATATCAAAGACAAAGAAGAACAAAACCATCTTTTCAACGCAATTGACACCGTTCCTGCAGTTCAAAAGAAAGCTGAATGGGCCCTTAAGTGGATTGGTTCTGAATCTTTTGTTGAGCGCCTTATTGCATTTGCTGCAGTTGAGGGAATCTTCTTCTCTGGCTCGTTCTGTTCAATTTTCTGGCTTAAGAAGCGTGGTTTGATGCCGGGTCTATCTTTCTCTAATGAACTGATTTCTCGTGATGAAGGATTGCACACAGACTTTGCAGTTCATCTATATAAGAATCATGTTGAAAATAAGCTTTCTCGTGAACGCATCCTTGAGATTATTGATTCTGCTCTTGTAATTGAGAAAGAATTTATTACTGAAGCATTACCAGTTTCTTTGATTGGTATGAATTCAGAACTTATGAAGCAATATCTTGAGTATGTCTGTGATCGCCTTCTTATGGACTTGGGAGTGGGAAAGGTCTATAATACTGAAAATCCTTTTGACTTCATGGCAAACATTGCACTACAGAACAAGACTAACTTCTTTGAGAAGCGTGTTGCAGACTATGTGAAGAGTGGCGTTGGAGAAGTTCAAGAACAGATTTCATTTGATGAGGACTTTTAGTTATGGATATCCTAAAGCGTAATGGTTCAAGAGAACCAGTAAAATTAGAAAAGATTTCTTCACGTATCAAGAAGCTTACATATGGTTTGAATGAACGTGTTGATCCAGACATAGTAAGCACTAAAGTTGTGTCTGGACTTTATGATGGTGTTTCCAGCACTGAGCTTGATCAGCTTAGCGCTGAGACTGCTGCTTCTATGGTCACTGTGCATCCTGACTTTGGTAAGTTAGCTGCTCGCATTGCTATTACAGCTCTTTATAAAGATGTTGAAAAAGACTTCTCTGTAATAGCAAAAAAACTTTATGAGTATATCAATCCAAAGACTGGTGATAGTGCTGGAATGATTTCTGATGAAGTATTTGAAGTCATACAAAAGTATTCTCAAGAACTTGATGCAATGATTGTTCATGATAGAGATTTCAACTTTGACTACTTTGGATTTATGACTTTGCGTAAATCATATCTACTCAAAATTGATAATGTCCCAGCAGAAACTCCACAACATCTTTATATGCGTGTTTCTGTGGGTATTTGGCGTGACAATTTAGAGATGGTGCAGAAGACTTATGACATGCTTTCACAAGGTCTTTTTACACATGCTACTCCAACTCTTTTCAATGCTTCAACTAATCGTCCACAGTTATCATCCTGCTTCTTGCTTGACATTGATGACGATAGTATCCCAGGCATTTATAAGACGCTTTCTGACTGTGCATTGATTTCTCAATCTGCGGGTGGAATTGGCATCAACATTCATAAGATTCGTGCTAAGGGTAGTTACATCAAGGGCACTAACGGATATTCTAATGGAATTATCCCAATGCTCAAGGTGTTCAATGAGACTGCACGTTATGTTGATCAGGGTGGTGGAAAGCGTAAGGGTTCAATTGCTGTTTACCTTGAGCCTTGGCACGGTGATATCTTTGATTTTCTTGAACTTCGTAAGAATCAAGGCAAGGAAGAATTACGTGCTAGAGACTTGTTCTTAGCTATGTGGATTCCTGACTTGTTTATGAAGCGTGTTGAAGCTGATGGCAATTGGTCATTGTTCTCTCCTGACCAAGTTCCAGGCTTGATTGATGCTTATGACTCTCCGGACAAGAAATCTTTTACTGAACTTTTTGAGAAGTATGAGTCTGAAGGTAAAGCGCTCAAGACCATCAAGGCTCGTGAATTGTGGGAAAAGATTCTAGATTCACAAGTTGAAACTGGTACTCCTTATATGCTTTACAAGGATGCATGTAATTACAAGAGCAATCAGAAGAATCTTGGAACAATCAAATCTTCAAACCTCTGTACAGAAATTTTGGAATATACAGATAAGAATGAAATTGCTGTATGTAATCTTGCTTCTGTTGCTCTTCCAAAGTATGTAATTATTCCATCTGGCAAAGTACGTGAGAAGGATAAGAAATTACGTAAGTATGATTTCAAATTCTTGTATGACGTTGTTTATCAAGCAACAGTTAACTTGAATCAAGTTATTGATGTGAATTTTTATCCTACACCTGAAACAAAAAATTCAAATCTCAAGCATCGTCCAATTGGTTTGGGTGTTCAGGGTTTAGCTGATACTTTTGTGATGATGGGTCTACCGTTTGAATCAGAAGAAGCAAAGAAGTTAAACAAAGATATATTTGAAACAATTTACTTTGCTGCTCTTACTGCATCTAAGGATTTGGCTAAGCAACATGGCTCTTATGCGTCTTTTGAAGGATCTCCAGCATCTCAAGGTTTATTACAATATGACCTCTGGGGACTTTCTGAAAATGATCTTTCCGGTATGTGGGATTTTTCAGCGCTCAAAGAAGAAATCAAGCAATTTGGTTTGAGAAATTCACTTCTTGTTGCTCCAATGCCTACAGCTTCAACAGCTCAAATTCTTGGGAATAATGAGTGTTTTGAGCCTTTCACTACCAATCTCTATAAGCGTAATACTTTGAGTGGTGAATATGCTGTAATCAACAAGCATTTAGTGGAAGATCTTGTCAATCTTGGTATCTGGAGTGACAATGTTAGACTGAAATTATTTAATGAGAATGGTTCAGTCCAAAACATCCCTGAAATTCCAACTGATATTAAGGAAATATACAAGACAGTTTGGGAGATGAAGGGTAAGTCTATTCTTGAAATGGCTCGTGATCGTTCTTACTTTATTGATCAAAGCCAGTCGTTAAATATGTTTATGGCTGAACCTACTGCATCTAAGCTTTCTTCTGCTCATATGTTTGGATGGAAATTAGGATTGAAGACTGGAATGTATTATCTCCGTGTCAAGCCTAAAGCCCAAGCATTAAAGGGTCTTGGAATTGATCTCTCTAGTGCATCAATCCAAGAAGTGGAGAAGCCAAAAGAAGTAGAGCAAATGAAGGAATTTGATGCTGAAGAATTTGCTGCTAAAGTATGTTCGTTGGGTGATCCAGACTGCGAGAGCTGCGGAGCATAAATTTACAATTAAATCCAAAAAGGGGTATATATTATTTATATATCCCTTTTTGGATTTAACATTATGAAGAAATTTACATTAGAAGACATTAAAAATTTTTTTTTAGAAAATAATTGTATTCTGTTAGCTGAAACTTATATTGATAATACACAACCATTAAATTTTATATGTTATTGTGGAAAAGAAGATATTAAGAATTTAGCTACATTTAAAAAGAATCCAAAATGTAGACTTTGTGCTTATAAAAACAATGGTAGAACTAAAAGTTATGAGGAAGTCAAAAATATTTTCAAATCTAGAGGCAATAAACTAATAAGTACGAAGTATATTCCAGGAAAAAAACTTGAATATATTTGCGATTGTGGAAAAATCGACTACAAAATTATTCATAAATTTATAGCTGGGGAAAGATGTGTAGAATGTGGTTTAAAGAAAAGTGCAAACAGTAGAAGACATAGTCAAGAACACGTAGAAAATTTATTCACAAATAATGGCTGTAAATTACTTTCTGAATACACCGGAGATGAACAAAAACTTGAATTTATATGCAAATGTGGAAAAAAAGCTATTACAACATATCATACATTCAAAAAATGTAAAAATTGCTGGGATTGCGGAAGAAAAAAGTACACAATAAATAAAGAACAAGTAAGTAAATTTATTATAGAAAACAATTTACATTTGATCAGTTTTCATACATTTGAAAAGTCTGATAAAGGCAAATTATTATTAAGATGTGAATGTGGCATAGAATACGAAAGAGCTTGGAATTATTTAAAATTTAGAGGAGCTAATAATGCTTGTGAAGAATGTTCAAAAAAAATAAAAACGGAAAAACTGACTGGTAAAAATCATCCTTTTTGGATTGAAGATAGAACTAAAGTAGAATTTAGAAAACAATATGCAAAGAAAATTTATTCTATGCTTAGAAGATGTTATCAAAAATTTAATCTAAAAAAAGAAAATAAATCATATGAAAATTTAGGCTACAGTCATTATGATCTTGGATTCCATGTAACTAACCATCCTAATTACCAAAATGCGATTAAAAACAACAACATGCAAATTGATCATATTTTTCCAATACAGGCATTTATAGACTTTGGATTATGTGAAATAGAACACATCAAAATAATTAACTCTTTGGAAAATTTACAACCCTTAGATGCTTTTGATAATTTAAGCAAAAATGACAAATATGATAAAGAAGAATTTATTAAGTTTCTTCAATCAAAAGGATTACACTAAAAAAAAGAGGGGAGAAATCCCCTCTTTTTTTAGTAATCTGTATCTATGTTTTGTCTATTTATTGTAGTTTTGTAAAATGTTATGTCATTATTTGAGAATTCTACATCTGGAATTTTTGTCCATGAAAATCCTCCGCCTCTTTCATAAATAAAAGGGCTCAAACCTACAATGACTAATTCAACTAATTCATTACTCTCATCATCTTCATCATATAAGATATCTGGATCAATGTTATATACTATGGTCTCAACGTGTTGTATATCATCTCTTGTAAATGTTGTTGTAGTATAGTTTGGATAGTTTTTGTTTATTATTTCAACAAAAGAATCTGCAATAAGATGACAAATTCCTCCACCACCATACACATCAGGATTCTCATCCCAAGCATCATAAATTTGTTGTGCAACGTCAACAAATTCTGAAGTAAGACTTTTCAAACTGTCTTCAAAAAAATTGTTTGAAGCTATAGTTTTTTTTGGTTTATAATACATAGTTCTAGAAAATGTATCTGTCAAATCGTAATCTTTTTTTCTTCCAGCATTATCTACAAATTCATTTCTTTCATAAAATCTTTGTAGTGCTCCCTTTTTACCTTTTTCAGGTTCAGGGTTAAGAACAATAGGTTTGCCCACTCTTTGACTATATTCCTTAAGAACATTAATTATCTCTGTGCCTATACCTTGATTTCTCAATGCTACTGGTACAGAGATTTTATCTAATTTGATTTTGTTTTCATATTCATTGATTCTTAAGACTAAACCAGGATATTTTTCCAAAAAGAAATCAACTAGTTTTTGTATGTCATCTTGAGACTGTGCAAATTTATACCACATTGGAAAACATACCTTGTATTTCTTCAATTTTTTTCTCAACATCATCTTTGGATGCGTTTTCTATGGAACTTTGTATTCTGAATTTATCAACATCATAATAAAATGATCTTCCTGGTTTATGAAAATTCACTATAATTTTTTTTTGTTCTTCAGTGGGTGAAGTATGTATATCAATACTCCATTCATTATTCATATAAGAAGCTCTAATAGCACCAGTTAGATTGAGAAAAGGCTCAACATAATCAGAATATCTATCACCTTTAGATTCTTCAGGTTCGTCCATAATATTTTGAATATCTCTATGGTCTAGTGTTCTTTCATATTGACCTTCAGAATAATCTAGAAGTTTTCCATCCCTTAAGATATAACCAGCTTTATTTGGATTAAAAGTAATTCCATAATATTTTCTAGCTTGTTCATCTTTAGGGTGAATTTCAAGGTTTTCTTCTTGAGCTAATTTATACCACACTATAAATTTCTCCAACGGGATATATCTGAGACATATTTCGGTGGACCAGTAACCATGAAGCTTTTCAAATCTTCATTATAATCATGCACTCTATCAATATCATAAACTTTTTCAAATTTGCCCTTATCAGAATTGATTATAAAAACTACATCTTGAGGCTGTAACTTATGTATGATTTCAAAAATTTTGGCATTTTGCTGATCTGAAGGAGGTGCAAAGGCATTTATTGTCATAGTGCTTCCCATTTTACTAATTCTAATGCCTCTGTCAAAGTATTTATGAAGAATCTCTGTTACGGCATCTTCTGAATTGTATCTTGGCCCTAATTTCTCTCTTCTTCTTTGTACTAAATCTTCAGGCCCAAATGCATATTCTGGAAATGCAGATATATTATATTTCTCTCTAATTTCAGGATTTTGGCTTACACTTTCCCTTGCGCTTTCTAAAACTCTGTCAAGAAAGTTACTGTGACTTACTGCTTGATGTACGTTTTCATCACCAGAAAGAATCAAATGCTCACTTCCTGAACCTGTCCATATATCTGAGACAGGAATAGGTTTAGGAGTTTTTTCTTTTACATGTTGTTCAAAAACATTATCAGGTATATTTGGTTTTATAGCTAATCTATACCACATTTAAAGATCCAATTTTCCTTGAGTGTAATCTAAATCATATTCACGCATAGGAGATAAACTTTGGGGTTTTCCTAATATTTTTTCTCTAATTCTTTCTGCAGCTGGATTGATAGGATTACTGACTATCCATTCTGGTTTATCAAAATTCTCGTAATTATACTTAAGCCATTTATAAAGATTGGTTGCTACTCCCATACCTTCATGATAATCATCAGTTCTCACTAAATTGATATATATTTGTTTTTTTCCAGAAGTATAGAAATCCAAGTCTAATAGCATTTTTCCAACTGGCTTATCTTTATCCATGTGCTCTAAGTCATATGCATTTAAAACATATGAAATTGTTCTCATTCTTGCTCCAGAAGGTTTCCATTCACTATCATCAGTGTCATTAACTTGCTTTAATTCATAACTTAGATCATTAAAATCATAGTAAGTCTTATGTCCCTTGAGAGCTGTTTTGTACCACATACTTATTGTTTTAATGTTTTACTATTCATCTCCTTTGATTTTACATTTTTGTTATTACAAGATATAATCATTTTATGGGAAAACCTACTATCAGAGAAGTGAAAATTTTAGATGCTGTGTTGAAAGAAGATGAAGGCAGTGAAGATGAGCCTACAATTGTTCAATACATTTGGCTTCAATTAAAAGATGTAAAGACTGAAAGAATTTATACTGCTGTACTTTCGCTTGATGATATTAAGGAAATTACAAAAATGAATAGATATTTGGAAGGTAGAGAATTAATTAATTTCTCTATTGAACTTAAGAATCGAGAGTATCCATTATCTCTTATTTTTAACCCTGATGATCAAGAAATTACTGCAGATATGATTAAGAATGAGGAAGGTATTTAAATGGCTACATCGGGAAGCGGACAAGTTACAGTAAACATGCCTAATGTTGTTAAGGCAACAGTTGAAATTAAAGCATTTCGTGAAGATGCTGTAATTCCTAAGAAAGCAACGGAAAGTGCTGCTGGATATGATCTTTGTGCATGGTTGAAAGATTCTTATGATGAGCAAACTCTTATTTCACCACATTCAACTATGATTGTTCCTACAGGCTTGAATGTCAATATTCCTAATGGATATGAAATTCAAATTCGTCCTCGATCTGGACTGGCAGCAAAGTTTGGAGTTACTGTACTTAATACTCCTGGTACTATTGACTCTGACTATTGTGGTGATGGAGAAGACTTTGAACTTAAGGTCATTCTTATCAATCATAACAAGATTCCATTTTCTATCAAGCATGGTGATCGGATTGCTCAAATGGTTGTAGCAAAGTTAGCAAATCATGAATTGGTTGAAGTAAAAGAATTTGGTGCAACTGATAAAACATCTCGTAAGGGTGGATTAGGTAGTACAGGTAAGTAATGGAACACAACATTGATCAAGCCACAAAGAATTACACTATTTTTTGTGATTTAGATGGAACACTTTGGGAGCAAGGTGATCCAACTGAAATTGCTAAGCCTGGATATCAACCAAAAATTATTCATGGAACTGTAGACAAGATTCGTGAATGGGATAGTAAGGGGTTCAAAGTCATTCTTACTACTGGACGTAAAGAAAGCTTGCGAGATGTAACAGTCAAGCAGCTTTCTTTTGCTGGTATTGTTTATGATCAATTAGTGATGGGCATTGGCGGTGGATCTAGGGTTCTTATTAATGATTTAAGAGCTAATGGAGACCAATCTGCTTTTGTTTATCAGCCAGCACGTAATGAAGGAATTGCAGGTATTGAATTATGATTTATCCAGAATTTAAGAAATTTGTGAACTTGATTGGGCACGATATTACAATTTCAGGACACGCAACTTTACCAAGATGTGATAATCCTTGTCGTGTAGAGACAAAGCAAAGAATTGTTGCTTACTTGGCTGGAATTCCTATTGCTGAAACTCACTTTGAAAAAATTGTAAATCTTCCTGAGCCTGAAGATGGTGTCTACTATATTGTAAACAGACTTGCAATGGATTTTGTGCCATTCAATAGAGAAGATGTTTTTTGCGTAGATACAGGCCCAACAGCAATTCGTGACCAGAGCAATCAAGTTGTAGCAGTTACACAGTTGTCATTATGAGTGAACCAGATTTTATAGAATCTCAAGAATGTTTCAATATAGCTGAAAAGTTAATTGAAAAATACTATATGTTTATTGGATACGTTGACTTGAGCTTAGTCCATTTTGTTGAAATGGATGGATATAAAAGCAAGAACGCCCCGGCATGTATCATGTCGGGGCTTACTCAGTCATGGGCAAGAGATATATTACGATCTTCTGGTAATAGTAAAATTTATTGTTTTGCTGTTTGGTCTGAAATTTGGGATCAGACAGAAAAAACAAAAAAGGAATGGTTGATATTCAAGTCTCTTTACTCGATTAGCCCAGCATTAGATGGTAAGATTAGAAATTACGATGTACAGGATTATGGCTTTATAGTAGAATATTTTGTTAGAAGTGGGTTTGGCCCATATTGGATGGATAAAGATAATTTGCCATCACTTCTTGATAACGATATCCCTCTTATAGTGCCAATGGATGATGATGATTAGTCAAAGTTTTTACAATAAATATCGACCTACAGAATTTGATGATTTAAAGGGATGTATTGCTGCGTCTATTCTTGATTTACAAATTAAGAATAATAAAACAACTCATGCATACATCCTTTCAGGCCCTCCAGGTACAGGGAAGACTACTTTGGCTCGTATTGCTGCTATGAAGTTACTATCTGCAAATGATTCAGATGATAATACAAAGCAGATGGTAATTAATGATTCTCATCCTGATATTTATGAGATTAATTGTGCTGTCAATAATGGTGTTGACCATATTAGAGAGAATGTAATCCAATTCTCAAGACTCTCTCCTGTGTCTGGTAAATACAAGATTTTTATTCTTGATGAAGCTCAAATGCTAACAAATCAAGCTCAGACTTCACTTATCAAACTTACTGAAGAACCTCCTCAGTTTGTAAAGTTCTTTTTTTGCACTACAGATCCACATAAGATTCTGAGAGCTATTCATACCAGATGCCAAACTCTAAATCTTAAGAAGCTTTCTGACTCAAACTGCCTTGAATTATTAGAAGATATTTGTCAGAAAGAAAAGCTGGAATATGATATTGATGCATTAAACCTAATTGTTAAAGAATCTGATGGAAGTGCTAGAAATGCTTTATCAATCCTAGAGCAAGTAACTGTGGCTGAAATATCTGAAGAAAATGTCAGAGAAATTTTAGGTAAATCTCCAAAACATGTATCTCTCAATCTTGCTAATTCTATTATTGATTTGAATTATGCAGATTCTATGAGGATAATTCAAGCGTCTCAATCTGAAGGTAGAAGTCTGACTGGACTTCTTATTGATACATCTCGTACTTTCTTAAAAGCATTTGAATATGTAGTATTAAGAACAAAAAAGGTTGAAAGAGATCCTGAAATAGAAAATATAGCAAAATCTGTAAAAACTTTGCATTTATTAATGCTAGCTGAAGATTTGTATAACATTTCTAATAACACAAGGCAAACTGTTTCTGAGGATATCTTGGCAATTACCGGAGTTCTCAAAGTTATTGAAAAGTACGCTAATTTAAAAGAAGCGTAAAAAGGATTAAAAAAGATATTTGCCCTCAGGAGATTTGATGGCATCTGAAGATCCAAGAATTGTAAGAATAGTCAATAAGGCTAAAAAAGGCGATGAAGTTTCATTTAAGAAACTTTTAAAAATGGTAGAACCTGACCTCAAAAAGATTGCTCCACACTTTTTTATTGTTGGTGGCGACAGAGAAGATGTTATGCAAGAATTGAGGCTAGGTGTTTACAAAGCAGTAAACTCGTACGATTGTACTAAGGATACCACTTTTAAAAACTTTTGTGTAAACTTAGTATGTAAAAGACACTTAGCAACTGCAATCGCTTCTGCTAAAAGAATGAAAAATTCAGCGCTGAATGATTCAATTTCTTTAGATGCTCCTTTTATCCTTAATGATGATGGGAATTTTCATACTTTGGGGGACTATATTCCTGAAAAGAAAAACCCCTATGATGAGTCTCCTCCAGTAAATTTACTTGAAGATATAATTGTCAGAGAAGAACTCGAGTTGAATTCATCATTGCTACTTGAAAAACTTACCCCTTTAGAAGCTGATATATTTGTAGAGTATTGCTTACGATCATCATATAAAGATATATCAAACACGCTTAATGTTCCAGCAAAATGTGTTGATAATGCTCTTACAAGAATACGTAAAAAGGCAACAGAGGTTTATACGCAATTTAGGACTGACGAGAAACAGGATGCGTCACATAATTTACCAAAAAAGTAATATATGAAAAAAATATTACGCTTAGCTTCATTTTTAGATCAAGTTGGAAAATATAAATTAGCAGATAAAATAACTAAAATTGCTATCGATCAAAGTGATTTTGAATTACCAAAAAAACCTATTACGTTTTCAGATCACGTATTAGACAGATCAAGATCTACTGGTAAAGATCCTTTAGACGTAATTGACCAAATGACTTCAGACAATGTAGCTGAATCTGATTATGGTTTTTCTGACTATAGAAGATTTTTTGAAATTTATTCACAAATTTTCATATTTGCAAAAGATGGTGTTTGGAAATTTTCATTCATAGATCCACTGTCATTGCAAGGGTTATCAAAAATGTCAGATAAAGAAGGCAAATTGCTCACTGACCAACTTTCAGTTCCAGGATTAGAGGAACTGTATAGTAGTGAAGAAGATCTTGAAAAAATAACATATGATGTTCTTTATTCAACAAATTTACCGATTGAAGATTACACTGCTGAAGAAGCAAAAGAATATGTAAGAGAAAGATTTCCATATGCTTCTATTGATGTAATGTCGGGTGATTATGAAGTTGACAAGAATGAAAATTTATATGATGCTGAAAGAGACTTGTCATAACTCTTGCTAAAGATCTTACAATGTAGTAAGATTTGCATATGGAAACTTCAATTGTTGATGTAGTTATCGGTATGCAGTATGGCGATGAGGGTAAGGGAAAAATAGCCAATCAAATGGCTGCATCTGGTGAGTATGACTACGTTGTCCGCTTTAATGGTGGAGGCAATGCTGGTCATACAATTTACCTCAATGGAGAGAAAATTGTTACACACATGGTTCCTTGTGGTATTTTGCATGGCATTCCTAGTGTCATTGGTAATGGTTGTGTTATCAATACGGAAAAGTTATTTGAAGAACTTGAGTATCTTGAAGGATTTGGGTTTGACACATCAATCCTTAAAATAGCTAAAAATGCACATATCATAACAAAAAATCATATAGTAGAAGATTCCAAAGATACAAAGATTGGAACAACACGCACTGGAAATGGCCCTTGTTACAGAGACAAAGTGGCTCGTGCAGGCTTACGTGCAGAAGATATCGATGAGCTACAAAATTATCTTGTTGACATGCACAGTCTTATTCACTCATCACCAAAGAAGTTTTTAGCTGAAGGTGCTCAAGGATATTGGCTTGACATTGACTTTGGTGATTATCCTTACGTAACTTCTTCAAATACTGGAGTAGGAGCAGTTCTAAACAATGGTTTCAATTATAAGCAAGTACGGGATGTTGTCGGGGTTATCAAGTGTTATTCTACCTATGTTGGAGCTAAAGGATACCAAAAAGACGACAATAGATTTGAACAACTGCGTGAGATTGGTCAAGAATACGGAGCCACTACAGGGCGACCAAGACAAATAGATTGGCTGAATATTGATGAAGTAACTACAGCTTGTCAAATGAACGGCATAACTAAGCTTATTGTCAATAAAATGGATGTTCTTGATCAGGTCAATGATGGATGGAATTTTTATCAGGATGACATATTAAATGTATGCTCTGATGAAGGCACTTTTATGCTTAAGATTATCAATCACATTACACGATACAATCCAGGTGTTGAAGTAGAATTCCAAGGACAACTGCATTGAAATTTAAGCTGAACAAAACTGAGCATCTTTCAAAAGTACAATTACTTAACAAGATATCTAAGAATAAAATTACTCTCAATGAAAACAAAGCTATTGCAAGTGATTCATTAGTATTTTATTGCCTTCAAAATAAAATTTATGTATATTCTTCAAATTCCATAAGTTCATCAATGCTATATTTGTGTGACTTTCAAGATGAATTCTATAATTTTGGAGTTGAATCAAATTTATTTAATAACGCTTTTTCTAATTTCCCAGCTGATGAAATTCAATTTGTTTTTGCAAATGAAGAAAATCAACTCGTATTTGGAAATAAGAAGACTAGAGTTGCCCTTAGTACTTTGCAAGCTAATAATTTTGATGAAATACTCAATAGCATATTTTTCTTAAGTGAAGATATAAAGTTTAAGAAACTAGACGTTGAAAACTTAATTAATCTGATTAAATTTTCTGCCTTTTCATGTGCGCCAGATTTTGATGAACATCCTTATTCATCTATTATGTTTTTTCTTAAAGACGGAGAGTTTAATTCTCAATCATCAGACAAACATAGGATTTCAATATTTGGCTCTAGATTCTCTAATGAACAGTCATATTTGATTGCTAAAAACCAAGCTGAATTACTGCTTAACTTCTTAAATAAAGATGAAGCTTATACTTATTGCATTTTCAAGAATAAATTGATAATTAAGTGGCAAAATAATATCTTTGTCACTAGCTTAGAAAACAATTCTTATCAAAGCGTATACAATTCATTTAATAAGTTTTTTGATGAGTCTAAGCATGTCACTTCTTTTACGATTGATAAAAATCAAGTCATAAAGTCCTTGAGATTTATATCAAACATTACAAGCTCACATACGTTTAACTTAAGAACAAATGGGAATGAATTAATAATCTCAAGTTCAAGAGACGATAAGGGTGCTGTTGCTGACAAGATCTTGTTAGATGAAGCTGTTGATTCTATTGATGTTTCATATCTAATAAATCACTTTATCAAGGCTCTTGAAATAGTAAATCTTGAGCAAATTACTCTTGCCTTCAATGACTACAATGGATACACTATTTGTGTATTACATGATATGAATTTCAATCATATTATGTTTCCTATGGAGTAATATGTTACCTAGAATTTATTATGGATCAAGATATCTTTACATGTCTCAAATTAAAGAGTCATTTCCAGATGCTAATTTTATCTTTGTAGATAATATAGACAAACAATTAGCAAGCTACTCTCCATTTTTTGATCTTAATAATATATATCTTTACGACAACCCAAATACAGAAACTATCAAGAAGATTTCTTATTTTATAGACAAGAAAATCGATAAGCACATATTGCTTTTTGATGATGATGGATATGATGGCAGATCTTCATTAATACAAAAGATAAAGAAGAGCAATAACATATATTCTGCTCTATATCCTGTGTTTGGAGATTTTAATGTACTTAGAAACCTTCTTTATAAGTATGCTGAAAAGTTCAAAGTAAATTTTGATAGTAAATGCATTGATTGGGTGCTACTTAATTGTCCGATTATAAAAGTCAAAAACAAAACATCTAAGAAAGAAGTTTTGTATTATGATATTGATTTACTTTTTAAGGAAATAGACAAAGTCAGCATTATAAGCTCAAATATTACTGTTGAACATTTTAGTAATTCAAAGTTTAACGTTGAGCATGATATTTTTGAATATTTCAAAAAGTTATTTAATCGTGATGTTTCATATATCAATTCTAATTTACAAAAGGTGCTTGAAGAATTTACAACTCAAGGATTTTTTCTGATATTACTTCAACAGCTTTATTTTTTACTTGTCATTTCAGAGTGTCAAAAAAATAGGATATATTCCCCTGACAAAGTTCAAGAAATATTAGAGCTTAGAGATTTAGGTGGTAAATATCTGTCAGAAAATTATGAAGTAACTAATTTTCAACCTAAAAATCACAATCCCATAAGAATAAAGATTGCTCTAAATGAAAACAATTTATCAACTAAACAACTAAGTGAAATGATATCTTTAGTTACAGATCATATAGGAGAGGCAAGACTATATGGCGAGTCAGATGTAGCTAATATGATTGCAATTAATAAATTGGCAAATGTATAAATAAGTTATGGATGATAAATATGGACAAATAAATGACTTAGTTATAAAGACTAAGTCAGGTGATACAGATGCACTCTTTGAACTTTTTGGATTTTATAAACCTTTGCTTTACGCATCTATCAAGAGATGTATCATCAAAGAGCCAAGATTATCCGTTCACAGAGAAGATATGTTTGAAGAATCACTATTTGTTCTTCAAAAAATTGTCAAACAATATGATCCAGAACTCACATATTTTTCCTATTTTATATCTACTAGAATTGATATAAACTTATTTAGACATGTTACTGAAAAATACATAAAAGAAGAAGATAGGATACAGAATCACTTTTCAGAAGAAGTTTCCTATGACCCTTTCAATAAAATAGACACAATCATTTCATTGCAGAACGCTATGAAACTACTTAACGAGAATGAATCAGACATAATTCAGCTTTACTTTTTTGAACAGTATAGTCAAACAGAAGCAGCTGAAATACTTGGAATTACTCAAGGAGCTTTTTCTAAAAGATTGTCAAAGGCACTTGAGCAATTAAAATCAATTTTAGGTGAAGACTTCTTATTTGATTAGTAATATCAAAGTTGTTGGAATATATTTTTAAAATTTTTGTATTATGTTATTATGTTCCACAAAAACCTCTAAGACGCTAAAACTATGTCTAGGGGTTTTATTTCTTTAAAGGGGATTGTCACAGTGGCTGAAAATAACTTATCCGATGACATGATTTATAACTGGAGAAATGAATTACGCTCACATAGTGATGGCGTTTTTGTAGTAGCCAGTTCACAAGCTCAAAAATATAAAAATCAAGGTTTTGATAAATCAGAAGTAGTTGAACTTTTAGCAGCAGATAACTATGATTTAGAAGTTGCTAATAGAGTTGCATCTAAGCTTTTTGATAACAATGAAGGCACAATTGCAAAACAAGCAATTGAAGTTGCAGTTGTCCCAACTAAATATTCAGATTGTTCTCCAATCATTGAGAAGACACTCGAAAAATTTTCTGCAAAGGAATTTGTCAAGAAGCTTACACTTGGTGAGCACTCAATTGTAAAAACTGACAGCAAGGGTGTTGAAAGCTGGCTTAAGCTTGTTCAAATGGCTAAAGATAATGAATCCATGAGAACTGCTTTACACAAAGAATTGAAGCCATGGGTAGAAGAGGCTTTATTAAATTCTGTACTTAAATCCCAAACAGAAAATGCTGTAGTAGAAGCTAAGAGTAATTCAAAAGTAGTAGTTTCTATGAGAAAAGGAACTGCAGAAGTTGATCTTAATAATGCAACTTCATCAAGCCAAAAGTTTATTGAAGGCAACTATGCTTATTTTGGCTTGGCAGATGAATACATGGTTTCTGCAGCTGATAGCATCTCCCCCTATGCTAGACTTAAGAGAGCCTTAAGAGACTAATCTATAAAACTGGACAATTGAACAAGCCGCATTTTGCGGCTTGTTTTGCTTGTATAACACATTAAATGGAAGATAACAAAAGTAAAGTTGATTCTCTCATAGTAAACGATCCAAAGAAGCCTTCTCGGATGTTTGCTCACTTAAAAGAAGGAGAGCTTCCCCTAATTCCTTTGCCACAAGATAATATGAGTGATATTTCATATCCTCAATTTCTTGAACCTAGATGTACCATTTGCACATCCCCATTTAGAGATTTAGCTGAGCATGTTTTTTTAGACAATGGCAGAAAAGTTCAATCAGTAATTACTTTTTTTGCTAAACATTTTGATGCTAAACTGAACTGGATGCAAGTTAACACTCATATGGAGCAGCATTGTGATTTCAAGAAAATTTCAACGTCTGGTCTTAAAAACTATGAGCAAAGAGAAGAATTAATTACACCTTGGATTTTCAGAGAGCAACAACTTGCACTAACTGCTTTACTTGTAGAATTAGATGATGTTAGAGGAATGGACTGTAGTAAAAACAATGATCTTAAATTAAGACGTGCTGCTATGGTTGAAAAATTAATTTCAAAGATTCTTTATCTTAAGGAAACTAGAGATAATGCTGGAATTTATGCTATCAACATTTTTGAAATTCTTTCTAAACTTCATAATGATATGGAAACAGAAGCTGATAAAAAAAGAATTAGAGATGAAATCCAATTCTTACGCCAAAAAATTCAACAGGATAACTAATGTTTTTTAGCCTTGATAACGATGAATTGAGTCAATATTTAGAAATGTTATATGAAGAAACATCATTTGGCACTTCAGATTATGACAGACACGACTTAAATCCCTTGTATTGGGATATTTTATTAAAGCCTATTTCTTCTGAACCTGAAAAATGGGAAGATAAATCTGCCCTTGATTTTGGCACATCTAGAGGAAGAAATCTAAAGAATCTTGATGGTCTAGCAAACTGGAAAGAACTACATGGTGTTGATTTAAGTAAAAAAAATATTGATGAAAATATCAAAAATTTTCAAGACTCTAAATATCACTTTCATAAAACCTCAGGCAGAAATCTTAAAAAGTTTAATGATGAATCTTTTGACTTTGTAATATCTACTCTAGTATTTCAACACATTCCAATTCATAAATTTAGGTTAGAGTTACTTAAAGAAATTTATAGAGTAATGAAAACAGATGGTGTTTTCACTTTTCAAATGGGCTTTGGAGAGAACTTGAAAGAAAGAGCATTTCCAAATCACTGGTTTGTAAGAATGAAGAGCCAAGTTGGAATATTTCCTAGTCAGCTTCCTGTAGCAGGTTATTATGACAATGTTTACAATGCTTCTGGCTCTCATGGGGAATATGATGTTAGGGTGACAGATCCTAATAACCTATTTGATGATCTTTTTAAGATAGGATTTAAGAAAGTAGATTATTCAATACAAAATTCTTATGAAGAGTATATTCATAAATATTGGATCTACTTGACTTGTTATAAATAATGAGAAAAATAAATACTGCAAAACAAAATCATATAGACTATAAGACACAACTTTTGCAGCAAGCTAATAATGTTACTGAGCTTTTTAAAGATTCAGAATATGCTGCTGATTTTGAAGATGAAATCATTCCTCAAACAAGAACAGAAGTATCTCCTCCAGTTACTCCTGAAAAAACTAGATTTAATCCAGATCAAATTGTAGACATTGTAACTTTTATTGAGCATCCATTCTTTTGTAATCTTAAACCCCACCCCTGGCAGAGACTTATATTAAAATGTTTCTATATGGGGCAAGAAGGCAATACAAATATATTTTTTAATGATGTACCGCAAGAAGAAAGAACTTCTTGTAAAGGTTGTGTTTGGGAACATATAAGCAAAAATGAAATAGATGTGATGAAGAAAAGAAAAGAAGGCAAATTTATAAAGCCTCTTTTTACAGTTGAAAATTCTCCATGTCTTATATGTAATAAATTACCAGATGATGTTAAACAAGAAAGATACAGAGTTGCTAAAGAAGAAGCAACTAACCCTGATGCAGAGAGAATAATCAACGAACTCTCCCAAAGACCAATTATTGAAAATTATCAATGTGAGAGAGACTTATTTTTTGCAGAAGAGTTAGATCAAAAAGTAAGAAAGCAAATTCTTGATAAATGTGAAAAAAGATTTAAATTTCAAGAGCTTGTTCTAGTTCTTGGAAGACGTTCAGGAAAATCGTTCCTTGTTTCAGCTATTGCCCTGTATGAGCTATATAGACTAATTGCAATGGGTCATCCTCAAGCAAGATATGGTTTGATGGAATTTGATCAGATCACACTTCTCAATGTAGCTAAAAATGAAGAACAGGCTAAAAATGCTATCTTTGCAAAAATAAAGAATACTGTTTTGTCTTCTCCATTCTTTCAGCCATATATCGGTAAAGATAATGAGCTTGAAATGAGATTCTATACTGAAAATGATAGAAGAGAAAATGATCGCAGAATAAATCAAGGTATGAATCCATTTTCAGGCTCTCTTGTTCTTAAATGTGGTTCTAGTAGTGCATCAGGCCTTGTTGGTCTTACTTGTTGGTGCATCATTATGGACGAGATTGCTGCTATGGCTGGCGATAGCCCTGATTCTGGCGTTGATTATGCCCTTTATAATGATTTGAAGCCATCGTTAGCTACATTTGGTAGAGACGGCAAAATTATGATGCTTTCAAACCCAAAAGGCCCACTTGGATTACTTTATGATTTGCATGAAAATAGATTAGATGATCCATCAACATTAATCATGAGAATGCCTACTTGGCTATCAAATCCTAACATTGATAAAGAATATCTTGAAGGCGAGAAAAAGAAGAACCCAGTTGAATTTCAAATGCAATATGGAGCTGAATTTGGAGCTGCTTCTTCAGATCCAATGTTTTCTCCAGATGATATTCAAAGAATGTTCAGTTCTATGTCAATGGTTCCTAGAAAAGAAAAGTCTGATGGCCTTTATGAATATTATTGTCACTTAGATCCAGCAAGAACATCTGATTATTATGCTTTAGTAGTAGCTCATGCAGAAAGTATATATAACAGCATTGGCCCAGACTTTAAACCATTAAAAAGGGTTGTTATTGACCATATCCATTTCTGGAATCCTATGTCTAAAAATCAACCCGTATCTGAAAGAGAAGTTGAAGAGTATGTCATTAGTTTACATGCTAAATTTAGATTTAAGCAAGTTAGTATTGACCAGTGGAATTCACAAACATCTGTTATCAAACTGCAAGCTCGTGGGGTACCTATTGTAGAGAGACAATTTAATAAAGAATATAAAGAAAAGATTTATTCTGAACTTTCACAATTGATTAGAGAAGACAGAATTGATGTGTACGATCTTTCTTCTGGATTTAACGAAGATGCGTCAGGCAAAAAAATAGATCTCAATGAAGTTCAAGAAGCAAAAATTCAATTTCAATATCTTCAAAAAATATGGAAAGGCAAAAGATTCTATATTGAAGCGCTCAAAGGTTATAAAGATGACATTTGTGATGCAGTAGCAGCAGTTTCATATGAGTGCACAACATCAAAGATTATGTCTAGACTTCCAAGCTCAAAATTAGTAAATCTCAGTGGAAGGTTTAGATAATTTTATATAAGAAAATAATAGCTATGTCTAAGAATATTAAAACAGCTTCTGGATTTGGAGGAGTAGGCGGAGGATATCAACCGTCACCTTTTTCTCCTGGGAATGCTCCTTTTGGCTTAAGTGGCAAAAGCAGAGGCGGTAGTGGTGTTAATATTTATGAGAATGAGGATCCTTTTAATAAAATTCTTGAGAAAGTACGTCAAGACGAGGATCAGTCAGAATTATCTATTGAAGCTCACTTACTTAAATTTCACAAGAATGATGTTGAGCAAGAAAATTTACCTTATCTATTAGACGATCCAATTGCTAGACTCAAGGCAAAGCACAGAAAACAATTACACGATTACACACTATCATTACAAGAAGAAGCTAAAAGTATTGAAGAAAATAGTGTAGATTTCATAAACAAGAATACTAAAAAAAATCCTGTGCATTATAGAACTATTGAGCAAAGTTTAGAAGCGTCAAAAAAACATAAATATAAACCTAATCAAATATTTGACTTTGAGAATGAACTTCCCGTACCTAAAGCTCCTGAAAGAATTCATTATTCAAATACAAATAACTTAAGGATTTCTGACACAATAGGATCTCGTGGAAAAATTACAAAAGAGCATCCTGAAGATTTAGAAAATAGAAATCCAATAGATGATAAAAGATTTAAACAATATCAAGAAGGTAATTATCCTTTACTATCAGGTGACGATGGATTTCCAGGATTAAATAAATACCTAGATACAGCAAATCAAGCTAACCAGGACCATAGAGGCTCTTCAGGTTACAATGAACCTACAATTAACGATGGAATAAATCCTGATACCAATGCAAATGTGTATCCAAGCTCTGAGATATCCAAAACACCATTATTGATTGATGAAAATATATCACTAGAAGCAAACTTAAATAGAAATCAGATTCCTTATACTTTGCAAGATCATAACAATGCATCATTTAAAGAGCAAAAATCTAATTTAGAAAAAGAATACAATACTTTTGGTATTGGAATTCATGGAAATAGTTTCTAATGAAAACAAATATTCAATCATTAATTAGAATTTGCAAAAAACTTGATGAATTAGGAGAATACAAAGAATCTGATAATTTATTTATCAAATTATCTTACTATTATCCAAGTACAAGCGATTACACTGAAGAAAGAAAAGTAGATTTTGACGAAATTGAAGAAGAAATCAAAAGAGATGACAAATTCAATCAAGTTGAAAAGCCCAATAAACTAAATAAAGATTATTTTGCACTTCAAGGAAATACTGACGAAGAAAAGAAAGTAAGTATTTTTTCAATCAATAACGTAGATGATGCCACACCAGGTCCAGCAGCAGTTGATCCAACATCAAATTCTAGTAGTCCATCTCAAGGATTAGCTTATGGAAATGCATCACTAAATGATTACACATACGAAGAAACAAACGAACAAAATGTTGACGATGGAAACGCCCATCTAAATAGATTACCAAGGAGATAAAAATTATGCCACTTCCAATCAAACCTGTACATACCTTAGATTTACACGCAGAATTATTTGATGGACCTTCAATGGAAGGTTTAGGATTATCTGATATTCAGATTCAATTACTCGGTGTAAATTCACAACCAAAAAAAGAAGCAATGAAATTAAGCAACAAGTACATTGATATGCTTAAAGAAATTGATTCAAATACTGATGAAGTTGTAACAGCTGCAAGCCAAATGGCAGTTAATTCTGAAACTAAATATTGTAATGTTCCTGGCGGAATTAATGACAATGATTTATTTGCACTTAAGACTGCAGGATTAATCAAGGGCTATGGCAGATCTGTTGAATTAACAGAAAAGGCTAAGTTGGCCCTCAGAGATCATTACTTAAGCCAAGAAACTGTCAATGAGTTCAGAAAAGGCAGAACAAAAGATAGATTTGACTTAGATGAAGCCAGAAGCGTAAAAGCTTCTAGTAATAAATTTGTCAAAGTTGCTAAATGACTGACTAGTAATGAACATCAAAGTTTTGATGGAAAATTACAAATTAGATTTATAGCAGAAAACGATTCAACTAGATCTAAAGGATTGATGAATGCAAGGCCTTTAGACAAATATGAAGTAGCTTTTTTTATTTTTGATTCACCTGATAATTATTGTTTTTGGAATAAAAACGTTGATTTTGATTTATCATTAGCTTTTTTAGACAAAGATTATAAAGTATTAGATATTAAGGATATGAAAGCGCAAAGCGAACAATCATGTTGTCCTAAATCAAACAATGTCAAGTTTGTTGTAGAAGCAAATAAAGGATTATTTGATGATTTGGGTATAAAAATTGGTAATAGCTTTACTTTGAAGGATCAAAATTTAATTTTAGATAAAACTATATAAATAAATACATTAAAGGTAATCGAGTAAAATATTTAGAAATCACTTAATGTATTCTTTCTTGAGGAGAAAAAATAATTATGGCAGATAGAATTTTCCCAAACAGAATCCAAGACGAAGCTCTTGATTCTGACCTTGTTTTTCAAGGAATTGATTGGGACAACTTTAATGAAAGACTTGCCAAAGCCAAAGAGCCTAAGAAAATGGATGATGAAACCAAAGAAATGCTCAAAGGTCTAAGCGACAAAAAGAAACCATCAGAAGAAGATACTGACGATCTTAGTGATGTTCCACCACAATTTCTTGATAATGTCAAGAAAAAGAAGAAAATGCACGAAGATGATGAAACTGAAGAAGAAGAATCAGACGAGCATGATCACGAAGACGATGAAGATGATGACAAAGATGATGCTAAGGGTCCTATGAAGAGAAAAGGCCCTAAGTCAAAAGAGGACAAAAAGTCTTATGCTTTCAATCATCCATCACAAATCAGTGCAGAAGCTATTGAAACAGCTTTAGCAAATGGTGATCAAGAACTTGCTAACGTCATTCTTGCAGTCAGACATGAGAGAAGAGTAAGATTGGCTGAGAAGATCGAAAGACAAGTACAAGCTCAATCTGAAAAGAACATCAAGTTAGCTCAAAGAAAAGCTTACAGACAAAATATCATTGATAATTTGCCAGTAGCTGAACCAAAAACCGAAGCTAAGCAATCCGATGAGTTTGTAAAGGTTTCTTCTATGAATAATTCAGCAAAAAAAGCTTTTGCAGCAAAAGCTATTGAAAATGGTTTTCCAGTTGAATATATTGAAGCTATGTTAGGTTTATCAGCTAAGGTTGATAACTTAGCAGACATCAAGAAAGTTATGGCATCTTCATTAGACAATAATGTAAAGATTGCTGCAGTTTCTTCAATGACTAAGCTTGCTACATTATCCAGCGATGACTATAAAAGACTTAAAGATTATTGGAAAAATGATCTTGGCTACGCTGAAGATTGGGTAGACGAACTCTTTACCCAAGAATACGACAAGTAAATTAAATCCTCAAGAAAAAAGGTCCCAGGCTTTATGCCTGGGGCTATTCTTGAAATTCATACTAGGATAAAAATATGAGTTTATTTAGAAAAGTAAGAGAAATTGACAATATTCCTAGCTTTATTGAGAAAAAATTTGTAGGATCACAAGTTGAAATTGACGAAGATCCTTATGCTGAGTTAAAATCAAATAGTTCTGATAATAGAATGAAGATTTCCAAGCAACAAATTGGTTTTACAAAAGAAGCTACATCATTGAATAAATCTTGGGAAAAGATTTCTGGTGCTTCAACATATCAAGACTTAAGAACAGATACGATTGAAGATAGAATTTTATCACAAGAATTAGGCGCTATTAAGAGAGCTGATTACGGAACAGATTCTGGGTTAAATGCTAGAACTACTACAAGTAATCTTAAGGCATATTCTGCTGATGAATACATGGATTGTCTCTTAAGAGGATCTGCTAATATTTTTAATCCAGATATGATTAATATTACAGAAGAATTTATGAATAGCCAAAATTCAACTTCTGAGCAATCAAAAGCTGAACTTACTGCTAAAAGAGAAGCGCAAAGCTCAAGACATGCAAGTTGGGAAGAAAGAAAATTAAATTCCATTAGAGAGAAAAATGTTGTTTCATCAAGAGCTCATTCTATCTTAAGAACTTCTTCTGATGTTGAGTACACATCTCAATTTGGCATGGTTGATCCTTCTGCTCTTGATGAGAGAGAAAGCAAAAGAATTGCTTTACAAGATCAATCAAGAGAGCAAAGACTTGCTATTAAGAAAAATATTCAAAACCAACTTGGTGAAAAAGCTAATAATAGAGCTAAAAATATTTCAGAAATTTATAATAGTATTTCTTTAGATTTAGATATAGAAGATTAAGCTAATGTATAGAATTTCCAACTTTAACGCCCCTATGGCATCAAATCCAGCAAATGGCATAAACAATATTGCTTTGGGTGGTGAGCAAAGTGAGGGAATTACTAAAAAAGACTTAAGAGAACTTATTGAAGAAGTTAAGTCTTGTCATGATTCTGATAAACAAGCTGTTTGCGACAGAATATCTGATGTTGCAGACAAAGTAAATGACAAAAGACTAAGATCAAGACTTAATAAACTATCTAGCGCACTTATGATGGCAAACGATCCTAGAAAAAAGACTAAAGATCCAGACACAGGACAGTATGATCCAACATATATAGATATTGCTAATAAAATTGAAAAAGAATATTTATCAAAGGAAAAAAGCAAAGTGTACAATTTCAGAGAAGCAGCTGTAACTAAAAAGAAGAAAAAAACCAGAGGTAATCCTTTTAGAGTTTTAATGGGTAAAGTTGGTAAGCTTCTTGACCATGGAATTGAAAAAAACGATATTGTTAGATACTTAGCTAAATTAAAATTTTGGAATAAAGAAACAATTGAAAGAGCAGTAGATATTGTTAGAGACTATAACAAGAAAAAGAAATCTAAAGAAGATAAAAGTTCTGAAAAAAATGTAAGAGAAAGTGTCTCTACAGATTCTCTAGTTAATGATGCAAAAGAAGTAGCTGAAGGTAAAGATGAACTTTCAGATGCTGTCAAAGAACTAGAAGAAATAGATAAAAGAACTTCAACTGCTTCCCTTGATTATGATAAAAAGCCAGACTACGCAAAAAGATCAACTCCTGAATTAATTATGAGAGCTTGTTTTTTATTAGACTTGCAAGATTATGATAAAAATACTCCTCAAGGTCATGGCAAAGATGCAGATGATAAAAAAGGCATCAAACAAGAAATTAAGTTCATTAAACAAGCACTAATTGCTAGAAATTTTGACAAAGATGATTTGAAAAATTTAGGTCTTGGCGACTAGGTGGAAGGAACTAAAATGGCAGAAAAATCAAAAAAGAGTGAAAAGAACTCACCTTCCTTAAACGGCGTAAGTATTGTTATGATGCTTCAGAAAATGATTGATGGATTAAAAGAAAACTCAGGAAAATTTTCTCCTGATAATATCTTTTCACTCATTGATGATGAAGATTTATGTCATGATGGTGTCACTGAAGAATTCAGAAATGATGGTGGACCTCAAGAAGTAACTAAAATTATAGCACTTCCTGGAAATATGGCATTCCCAACATTAGCGTCTAGATTACAAAAATATAAAACAATTTTAGCATCTGAGCTTAGAAATAATTACAGATATTCTTATATGGCTCTTCAAAACTTTTTAGATAAAAATAATGATGCAGCCAAACTTGAAAGAATTGCATCAAAACAAGATGATAAATCTGCTGGTTATTGGCAAATTAAATCTATTGAGTCTCTTGATAAATTAGCATCTCTTGTAGATAGAAATGAAAGAGTAGCTTTAACTAACTTAAGATCAAAAGTTCTTTCTGGAGATAAGAAAGAGCTTTTATATGCAAAAGATTATGTTAAAGCATGTTACGAAACTCTTACTCCTAAAGAGACTCGAAGATTAGCTTACACAACATTATCAACACAAGATAATGAACCTTATCTTATGTGCCCTAAAGGTAAATATACTTATGGCAAGCCTGTAGCTATGGAAGTTTCAAAGTGTAGATTTAACTGCATTGATTCCAGAGTTGCAGAAGATGGATCAGTAACTTGTGCTTATCAAGATTGGCTCAAAGTTGCTTTTATTTCTCATGATGAAACATTTGCAAGATTAGATGTTCATAGAAGTCCTGACAATGATCAAAATATTAATTTGAGTGAAGGGCAAAGAAGTAAAGACGTAACTGATGCTGACAATACATATGAAATGATGTTTGAAAAGAGTACTCAAGGTGCTAATGCTTTAAGAGATAAAGCAAACTATGAAGACAGTATTCAATCACAATTGTCATCTATGAAACAGAGTCAATATGGCCATACTGAAGACAAGAAGCCTAAGAAAACTAGAACTTCACAAACTGATCATTCAAAAGTTATTGATCAACAATTACCTAGAACAAACGGTAATACCAGTTTTTCATTAGAAGAGCTCTTAAGAAAAATCAACAATATTGAATCAGATACAGAAAGTGTTAGAGAAGATCAACTTTCAGATGCTGGCATGATGGGGCATAGAGGAGAAATGGAAGAATCTTATGCTCATCAATTATCAGATAATGAATCAGATCCCAAGCAAATTAGCGCTGAGATTAATGATGAAGCAGGAGACGGAGATGATATGTCTGCTTCTCAACATCTAAACAAAACAGCAAAGAAGGCTAAGGAAGATCTTTCATTTGATTCTCATTTAGAAGAGAGTAGAAAAAATCCTGAGAAAGATGTTGACAAAACAATTGAAGAACTTCTTTCTGAATTAGATGATGATTCTTGGGGACATCAATTTTCAGATGAGGATTTAAAACATTTTGCATCTGAATTAGGGTTAGATAGTTTACTAGAAGATTCAAGAGAATAATATGTGGTATAGAGTCGTCAAAGCTGCCTTTGGTGTTGCTAAACAGGAAAAGCAAAGCAATGACGGCTCAACTGTTTCTGTTATAGCTCCAGAAAACATGAGTATTTTGAATCCTGGAAATATATCAATTATCAACACTAATATTGATGATGAAATTTCTGAAATTCAACCTAAATCAGATCAATTATCCCCAGAAAATTTAACTACAGAAGAACAACTTAGAATGAATTTTCCTGATAATGAGACACCAATTAGAAACACACTAAATCAAACTGATTCAGATATTCACATGTTCAAAGGTGAAGGACGATACTTAGCGCTTAGAAACAAAGGCTTATTCACAGAAAAGAGCGCTCCTTCATCTCAAACTTGGGTATAATTTAAGTTATGGCAAACAGAACATCTTTGGCAGCTGCTATTAGAACTTCAGCGACTCAAGTTGCTGGTGAGAAATCATCTGCAAGCACACCATCTGAACAAAGATATGCAAGTAGTAGAATTGGATTAGGACTTGGCCCATCTGTATCTAGATCAGCTAGTACAAATACTATCACCACTGCTCCAAACTTTTATTCTCCATTCTTAACGCCTTCATCTTTCCAAATCCCAAACGCCAGAAGAGAAGTTTATCTTTGGGCATCTTGGTGGAAAAACAATGAGCCAAAAGTTGCTGCTGCCATCAACTTTTATAAAAACTATCCCTTTTCTGGATGGAAGCTTGAATGCTCATCTTCCTACGTAAAAGACTATTTTGAAAAATTAGTTGAAAAGTTAAACTTCCAAAAATGGCTTCCAGAAATTTCACAAGCTTATCACTTATTGGGTGATTCATTTGTACTTTTGTCCATTGAATGCGAGCACTGTAATGGCTCAAACTGGGACAATAATAAAAACGAGCCTTGTAAGCATGATGGTGCAACTTGGAAATCTATTTCAATCCTAAATCCTGACAGTGTAATCAAAACCCCAGGAATGATTGACCAACCTGGATCTTATGCATATAAACCATCAGCAGAAGAAGTCAGAATCATAAATGAAAGACATCCAAAAGAAATTTATGATTCTATTCCTGATGATGTCAAAAAAATGATTATGAAAGGGGACCCAATTAAGTTAAGTCCTATTTCAATTCATCATTTCAAGCATGGATCAAATCCTTGGGAAGACTATGGCGTTTCTATGATTAGGCCATTATTTCCAATCTTGACCTATAAAGATAAATTACGCCAAGCTCAGTACATGATTGCTGAAAGATTGATTATTCCAATTAAGGTTGTAAAAATTGGAAGTGATACAAGACCAGCATCACAAGAAGATATTGACAATGTTCAAGACGAGTTAGCATCAATTGCTAATGATCCAAACTTGACCCTTGTTACCCACCATAACTTTGATATGGAATGGTATGGCGCTACTGGTAAGATTCATCCACTAACCGGAGAATTTGAACTAATTGAGCAAGAAATTTTAGATGGCGTTATGCTCAACAAAGCTTTACTTAATGGTGAAGGACCAACTTATGGAAATGCTCAAGTTGGTTTGCTTGCTATGGCTCAAAGGCTTGAAACCTTTAGAAGAGAGGTTGCACACTGGGTTGAGCAATGTGTATTCAAGCCTGTAGCTGAGTGGAATGGATTTGTAATTGAAGGTGAAAGAGGGCAAGATGAGCTTGTCTATCCTAAAATTAAGTTTGATGATCTTCAACTAAGGGATGATACTGGCAAGCTCCAAATGCTTGTTACTGCAAATCAAAATGGTGTTATTTCAAATGTCTCACTAATTGAGGCTTTTGGTTTGGACTCAGATCAAGAAATTGAAAGACTGAGGTTTGAGCAAGGTGCAAACTTTATCAGTGATCAAAGCTTTGGAACACCAGCCTTTTCATTAAACTTACAAAGTGGGCCAGTTACTGGACAGGGCTTTGGAGCTGGAGCTGGTCAGATGCCGGTAGAACCTCCTATGCCTCAAGCTCCACTTGGAGGTGCTCCTGCACCAGGTGGAGCTCCTCCAGCGCCAGCTGCTCCTCCACCAATGCCTACTGCTGCTGAGAAAGATAGATTCTACAAGATTGCTTCAACCATTATTAATGATGTCTATAATGAAAGAGTATTAGCAAAATTATCAAGATCTAACAATCGATATGCAAGCTCAAATATTAAGTCAGCAGCACATGAAGGCTTCTTGATGTCCATTTCACCTGTTACTGGTAGAGGCTCTTTAGGTCCTTTACCTGAGAAATATGATGGGTTATATGGGAACCTGGTAGATCCAATTGCTGGTGGCATGAATTCAGTAGCTTTGAACTATGAAGCAAATTATGAACTTTCTGTTCTTGCACAGTCTGAAGATACTGGTGTTAGACAAGTTTTAGCAAAGAAACTTGATAGAGCACAACCTCAAATGTTTACATCATTAGAGAAAAAGCTTTATGGTATGCTTATGAGCTTAAATATGCCCTATTCATTATATGCACAGTATTCAGCTGGTCCAACATTTGATTATCAATTAGATGCTGCTATTCCAAACTTAAAGGTTGGCGTTGAGGCAGATGGAGAAATTTGGCATAACAATCCAGATAAAATTGCTAAAGATAAGAGAAGAGATTCTGAATTAGCAAGTAAAGGGTGGATTATTGTCAGATTTACCGATAAAGAATTAAATGATCATCCTCAAGACTGTATAAATGTCTTATTGCAAGTAATTAAGAGAAGAACAGGATCTCAAAATTCTGAAGAAGAATATTTGTAGTATATATTGTAGAAATTATTTGCTCGTACAATAAACCCGTCGAAACCGACGGGTTTAAATTTTACAGGTTTTTATATGTTTGAGATAGAACAAATCCTATTGATAACTTTATTTTTTAAGGATTAAATACATGTACAAGGTTGCAAAAGGAGGGGCTATTACAATAAATAGTTACCTTAATGAAAAGGACCGAAATATAGCAAGAGATTATATCATCAAAACTGCTTCTGTAAATATGAGAGAAGCAGCAAAAATTGGTTTGCAATCTCTTTATGCTGATCCAAAAGATGTTCTTGAAAAATATAAAGATTTTGACATTGTCAAGGAAATGCAAGCACGTAAAGGTGCTAAGCTTTTATGGGTAAGAGCAAGAGCCATTGATGCAGATGTTGTAAATGCAAATGGTGACTTATTCTCTAAAGAAGAATTACTCAAAGAAGTAGAAATCAAAGGCGAAAAAATCCCAGTTTATAAAACTTTTGAGGGAGTGCCTATATATACAAATCATAAAAATGATGACATTGAACAAGCCAAAGGAATGGTTGTTTATTCAGAATGGAATGATGAAGAAAATTGTGTATATTGTACTTTCTTTGTTGATGAGGAAGCATATCCCGACATTGCCAGAAACATCAGAACAGGCGTAATTCATGATGTTTCTATGGGTGCAAGTGTTGAATGGGGTGTTTGTTCTATATGTAACAATAAAGCATATACTGAAAAAGACTATTGTGAACATTTAAGAAAATACAAAGGCAAAATTTATCCTGAAACTGGCAAAAGAGCTTATGAAAAAAACTATGGTGTTAAATTCATTGAGCTTAGTTGTGTAGGAGATGGAGCTTTTGAATCTTGTGAAATTCAAGAAATTTATGATGTTGATGATGTTTTAAGTCTTGCAACAGATTTAGAGAAAAGAGCCTCAGAAGTAATTGCTGGAATTGTTTTAGCTCATCAAGGCTGCCCAGCTCAACCAAATGAAAGAAAGCAATATGAAGATTGCTTAAGAGTAGCTAATTCAACTGCAAGTACAGCTACAAGATTAGCACAAGTTGCAGGCACATTAGTAGGCGGACCACTTTTAGCTGGTCAAGGTGCTAATCAAAACTCTACCGTTGCTGCAGTACTTCAAGCTTTAGGTATTGATCCAAGATCTGGATTAAATGTATTAGATCTTATCAACTTATCATTAAACTTCCTAGAAGTAGCTGTCATGAACATGTTTGCTCGTAAGGACAATGTAGATTTAGGTCATGTTGGAAAAATTACTAAATCTATGGCTGATCTTCAAAGCACAATGCAAGACATGATTGATGACGGAATCGATGTGGGGTCAGGGCAAGCTCCACAACCTATAAACCAACCACAACAACAACAAGCTCAACCTCAAAATCTCCAACCACAACAAGCGCAAGTTGGGTTGGCTGATTACAGTCCTTCAAATAACAATATTGGAAAAATAATGGACTTTACAAATTTTTCTAGTCCTGAAAATCCAGTTGGCGGAGGGGTTGCACTTGCCTCTTCAAACATTAACTTAGTTTGGGCTTCTAGAGACGGCAAAAGAGAAGTTTTTGCAAGCTCAAATAAAAGTAAAAATCATTTTCTAAATTTAGCGCAAAGTTTATTGTCACTCAAGGAAAACTTGAGTGGTACAGCAGACATAAATAACTCAATTCAAAATGTCATGAGAGTGGCTAATGAAAGAAATAAAAATATAAAAACTAACAAGCCTTTAGAGGCGAGGAGCACAAATCAAATGGATCATTTTGCTAAAATTGCATCAGAGCAAAGAAAAAAGCTTGCTGCTGCAGTAACTATCGACTTTAAAGTCGAAGATAACGCAGGAAATAGAGTTGTTCTTTCTACTGATGGAACTATTACAGGTTACACAAACGGTAAAAGAACTTCTTGGGAACCAATTCTTAATGAGAGTCAATTATCATCATTAGAGAATGGCCATGGCACTAGAGTTGCTGCAGATCTTCTCAAAGATTATGGCACATTTGTCAAAACAGCTCTTCTTGATGTCAAAGATAGAGACGGATCAAGACAAGAACAACTTGATGAAGTAAGAACTGGCGAAGGCTACGATGGAAAGTCTACCTATGATGCATTAAAAGCACATCATAAGGGTGTTTCAGACAAGACTAGAGGCGAAGAAGTTGCCACAAAGCATTTGGGAACTGATGAAAAAGTCAGAGAAGAACTTTTAGCCGATGCTGGCTTATATGGTCATAAATCAAAGCACGAAGAAATTACAAAATCTCTTTCACAACTCGTTGATGAAGTCTGCAAGGGTGTTCCAACAGAAGTATTAGAGAAACAATTAGAAGAGTGCAGAGTTGGTGGTAAGGCTAGTGCACACGAAGTCATGTCTAGCACAATCAAAGCATTAGCTAGATCCGTTGTATCAGCAAAAGAAACTCCAAGCTACATAATGAAAGTTGCACAAATGCTTTCTGAAGAGCAAAATTTACCAGAAATGATTGGTGCTGCTTCCTCAACTGTTGATATGGACGCTGATAGAGCTGAAAAAGCAGACTTCTTCAATCAAAAATCAGAAAATCCAGATGCTGTATCATCAATCCTCAAGGAACTTGGAGCTGCAGTTCAATCTGATATCAAGCCTATTGATTTAGCTGAAGCAATTGCTGTTGCAGTTGAAGAAGGGACTGTTACTAAAGAAGCTGTTATGTCTCTTGCTGAAGTTATGCTTAAGAATGAATCAGCATCCGCAGAAGGCATGGATGTTTCCGCAACTCCTTCAAGAGCAGAAGAACTTAGAGCAGCATTATCTGATAAAGTTTCTGCAGACAGTGAACTTGTAGACAAGCTTACACTTCAAGCAGCGATATCAGCAATGGGACAATCCGCTGACGACATGAAGGTTACTCCTGATGAAGTTGCTGGCACTGTAGAAGATATGCCGCAAAGAGATCTTGTTGCTGCAATTAACAGAGCTAAAACAGTTACATCAACAGAAGCAAGACTAAGAGCAAGAGCAAGAAGAGAGTTCTGGGGAATTAAGACTGCTTCTTCAAAAGATATCACATCAAATGTAATTGGATGGCTCGCAGATTATTCATTACATTTTGAAATTAGCTCAACTAGAATTGCTACTGCTGCAAAAAGATTGTGTGCTCAAGGTGAAGTTGCAGAAAAGCTTATTGAAAAAGCAATTGCAGTCAAATTAAAGAATGAAAGAACTGCAGCAATGAGTGTCACTCAAAGCAAGATGGAATGCTTAAGATTTGTTTGCACCAAAGAAGATTTGGGCGGAGTAAATCCAAGCGATGATTCATTTGAAGAGACATTTAAGCAAAAAGCTATTGAAGTTTTGCAACAACATGCCTTCACTGTTGATCCATCTACATTTAGTTTTACTGATCTTGTTGTAGATGCTGACGGCAATATTACAGCTTCTGTTTCTACAAATGTTACTAAAACATTCAATGTTGATTCTGCAGCTGAGCCTGTAGATATGCAGCCTGAAAATGAAGAAATTCCTGTCATTATGAGTGATTCAGCAAAGTTTGCTAGAAAAACCAGAAGAGATGAAGTGCTTTCAAAATATGCTATGGCTCCTGGTATGGGCGCTCCTGCTGGGGCACCTGGTGCTGCTCCTGCCGCTCCTGCTGCTGGACCAGTTGGGGATCTTTCTGCTGGCGCTAATTTAGGTGGTGGGGATCTTGGAGTTTCAGGCTTTACAGGCGGTGAAATGAACCAGTCACCAGAATTAGATGCAATGTCTGAACCAGGTGAAAAGAAGCCTTGGGGTAGTGTTTGCCCAGTTTGCGGAAGTAATGATGTAGATGTAGCTGAATCAAAGGCTTCTTGTAATAGTTGTGGTTCCGCATTTGAAATTGAAATGATGCTCAAGCTAATTTCTGATGGAACTGGTGGAATGGGCAAGAAGAATGACGATATGGTTGAAGAAGAAGCTCCACTTGGTGGCGATACAGGCCTTGGTGCTGCAACAGCTCCTCCTGCTCCTGTGGCAGCAAGTTCTTACAAATCTATGATCAGACTTTCTGCTACTGTTGACTCAGATGTTTACTTAAAGACTGCGCTTCCTACATTTGACAAGACAGCTGAAAGAATGCTTCCAATTGGTATGGTTTGCCCATCATGTGGCAACAGACATGCACATAAAGTAAAAGACAATACATTCTGCTATAAGTGTGGAAATTATTCAAAAACAAGAGTTGCTGCTTCAAAGACAGATCCAACTAAGTTAGATGTTTCTATTACTTGGATAGATTAACGTATAAAAAACAGGAGAGAGTAACATCTCTCCTGTTTTGTTAAAAAAGGTATAAAACATAATAACATAGAATGTATAAAACAGTTTATAACTATGTTTTAAAACTAAGCTTTGATAAAAGAAAAAGTTTTATTAAGGGAAGCAGCAAGAAATGAATAAAAACTCAAAGAATGCCAACTTTAAAAGCCAATTAGAAGCAATGAAATTAGCAGAAATCAAAGCAACTGATAAGGAGGATTTGATCGCATGTGCGTCAGATATGCAAAAAACTGCATCTTTGAATAAAGATGAAGCGATTATCGTAGCAAACGCAATTAGATCAAAATATCTTCCAAATGTTGTTAGACAAGCCGGTTTAGAAGTTTCTAACTTAGACCTTGAAGATGGTAAAGAGACTGTTGACTTCACAAATGATTTATCAGAAGAAGATGATGACGATTTAGCTCTTAATATGGGAGCAGAAGATGATGAAGATGATGATGAAGACATGGATGACATGGATGACATGGACGACATGGACGATGATGTGAATGTAGATGAAAATAGTGATGATGTCGCCGTATTTGAAATTGAAGTTCCCGCCCAAATGGTTGATGCAGCACAGAAAGCTGTGCAAGAGGCGCTCGATAATCTTCTAAGCGGAGATGATGATTCTGATGACGATGATGATGAAGACATTACTCATTTTGATGATGATGACGATTCAGAAGATGAATCAGATGATGAAAATTTAGAAAATACTAAAATAAGCAAAAAGGTTAATGATATGAATAGAACTACATTAGCTGAGCGCAAAGCACTTAGAGAAGCACTTGTCAGAAAAGCTGAGAGAGAAGAAATGCTCATGAAGCTTGCGTCTGATGAAGAGACTGTGCAAACGTCAGCTGGATTCCAACATAACGAAAGCATGGCAAATATGCCAGGTTCTGTAGATTACCCAACAATGTCATTGGAAAATGATGGCGGTAATTCACTTAAAGAGCAAAACCCAACTTGGAATGAGTCAAGAATTCCAACAAACAATCCTGGTTCACTTCAATTCCCAGATGTTACCAAGCCTATGAAGCTTGAAGGAACCTCTGAATTGGAAGTTACAGTTGATTGGGAGAGCTTGACTAACCCTTCACAAGGTCTTGAAGACAAGAATCTTTTCAAAGTTCCTACTCAAATGCCAGGTATGCCTCACAAGACTACCGTTGCAGCTAAGTCAGAAGTTGAATGTACTGCTTGCGGTACAAGAATGTCAATGACTGATGATGAAATGAACAATGCAGCAACTAGATGTGCTAACAAAGAATGCCCAACAAATGCATCTGACGAAGGTCATGCAGATGGTGAAAGAAGTGCAGAAAGCACAACTGAGTTAGTCAATGATGCTGCTGATTTAAGTTCTGGTATCAATTCTGCTAAAGCAGATTTGAATAACGCTAAGGGCAAAGCTAACGATGCAGCAAACACATTCAATAGCTCAATTGCTTCTTTAGATACAGCTAGACTTAAGACAGCTTATAGCTGCTCAACTAAGTTGGCATTAGCTGGAATTATTACAACTGAAGAAGTTGATTCTTATGCAGAGCAAATGCTCAATGACGGTCTCAAGGCTGATTCTATGATCAGACAAACAAAGTTGTTGCTCAAGTCAGCACAATCTTCTAGTGAAAGAATTGCAGCTGCTGCTGCAGAGAGAAGCACTAGAACAGCTTCCAATACTGGAATCTCGACGACTCCTGCATTTAGCGGTGGACACACCGCAAACGGTGCAGCTCTTGACATACAAAGTGCCCTTAAAGGCGCTTTCACAATGCCAAAAATTGAGGATTAGTTTCCTCAAAACAATAAATTAGGAGAATACTAAAAATGGCTATTAAAGCATTAAATTCAGCTATAGTTGCTAACTATCCAACAGCTGCCTCAGCATCTTTCCTTGCTGGTGACGCTCTTTTCATTGCACCTAGTACTGGTTTTGTTTCCGCTGCCTTCAGATCCGCTATTGGTTTTAGCACACTCGTTGAACAAATGGGTAGATTTGTAGGTTTTTCAGCAGACGACACCGCTAGAACTGGTAACACGATGATTCTTGCAGATCCAGTCGGATCTTCATACACCGATTCATCAGGCGTTCTTCAAGCTAACAACAACGGTTTCTACGTTGTTTCAAAAAGAGCAATTGGTGACTTCCTTGCAGAGAACGTAAACGGCGTTACCAACCCAACAGCTGGTTCCTCAGGATACGAAGGTCCAAGAAGAGGCGTTGGCGTTTTCAACACCCCAGGTGGACAATTTGTAACAGACAGATATGCCGCTATTGCATCTACTAACGTCAACTTTGACGGCGCTGCTGCATACACCTTACTTCCAGGCGACCTCCTTACTGTTGCAGGATCATCAGCACAAGCTGGTAAGTTAGTCAAGCTTGATGACAGAGGAACTGACGGTCCTATCGTTGGAAGAGTTGATTCCCTCGATAGCGCTTCTGGTCTTCTCTACTTCACCCAACTTACCGGAGCTTAATCTGTAAGGTAATTTTTTAAGGAGAAAAAAATCTAATGTCAATGATTAAAAGAAACACAAATGAGCAAAGAGAATCCATCATCGCGATGGCTCTTGAGACTCCAGAGGGTAGAACAGCATTAGCTCAAGCAATGGTTGAGCCAATCAAGACCTCCCTTATGTACCAAGCTATCGGTAGAAAGCTTCTCATGGTTGATGAGCTCCCACAAGGCGCTCTTGCAAGATATGAGAGAGACGTTGCTGTAAAGTCATACGTCATTCCTAAGAGAGGCTCCGTTCCTGCAGCTGAAGTTGAAGCAGAAGAGCTTCTTGTTCCAACCATCGAGTTGGCTGCTCATCCACAAATCAGATTGAATGAGATCAGACAAAGAAGATTCTACATCGTCGATAGAGCTCAAGTCCGTGCTAAGGACTCCCTCCAAAGACAAGAAGATACCGAAGTCTTCAAGGTCATCAATGCTGGTGTACCTACCGACCAAGCTATCTCTGTTTCCGGTACTCTTCAACCAGAGAACATCAACCTTGCACTTACGCTTATCGAAGAGCATGAGCTCATCGGTGCTAAGGTTGTCCTTCACCCACAAAGATACAAAGATATCAGAAACTGGGGTAAGGAATTCTTTGATGAGGCAACTCAAAGAGATATCCTTATGACTGGTCTTTATGGCCACATCTATTCTGCAGACATCCACGTTTCCACAATGGTTCCTAAGAACTCTGTGTACGTTCTTGCTCCTGCACAATTCTGTGGTGCAATGCCAATCAGACAAGACATCACCGTTCTTCCTGCAGACGATCCAAAGAGACTTAGACTCGGATGGGTTGTTTACGAAGAGCTCGGTTTTGCTCTTATCAACGACTATGCTGTTTCCAGAATTACCGTTGCGTAATTTTTAGCAAGTCAAACAGAAAGAGGAGTAGAAATACTCCTCTTTTTTTATTTAACCTTGAATGTATAATATATTCATGATTACAAGTAAAGTTATAAGAAAATTCACTGAACATAGACACTTTGTTGATGAGGCAATTGAAAAGCTTAAGGCTCAAGATGATTCATTAAAGGTTATTGATGTTGGTGGTGGTATTAACTCTTGGTGTAAACATACGACTCATGTTGTAGATATTTTTGTTAATGAAGGTTCTAAAGAAGAATTTTTAACTTCTCATCCCGACAGACATTTTTTTGATTTTGATATTACCCAAGAACATAATTGGAAACCAGTATTAGACTATGTTGAAGAGCATGGCAAATTTGATTATTCTATTTGCACTCATACGCTTGAAGATATTACAAATCCTAAACTAGTTTGCGATATGTTGATGAAAATTTCTAAGAGAGGATTTATTTCCGTCCCATCAAAATATGCTGAATATTTGAGATTTGAAAATTGGTATGGGGTTCAAGGATACAGAGGCTTTTTCCATCATAAGTGGATTTACTCAATTAAAGACAATGTTTTTAGAGGATTTGAAAAGGCTAATTATTGGGAATATATTAATAGCTGGAAGATAAATAAGCCTGATGGACATTTTACTGAAATTGGATTTATGTGGGAAGATGATTTCCAGTATAGATTTTATGATTTGGGAGAAGTTGTAGGTTGCCATCAAGAAGCTCAATATCCGCTTATTTTTGAATATGATGACTTAAGAATAACGTGACAAGAGAAATTTAACACAAAAAAGACCGTTCTTGTTAAGGGTCTTTTTTGTGTTTAAGAATATAACTCAGATAAATTGATTTTTTAGAAGGAAAAAATATGGACTTTCAGGTTGTAATATTTAGATATATGGAAGATGTTTCATGGGTTGAAAATCTTGATAATGTTATAATTTATAATAAAGGTAACCGAATTAAATCAAAACATCCAGTAATTAATTTACCCAATGTAGGCATGGGCGGTGGATCTTTATTTTATCATCTCGTAAAGAATTATGAGAATATTGCAGACGTAACTTTTTTAGTAGAAGCAAATCCATGGGATGGCGACTTTGAAGTAAGCAAAGGCATCAAAGATACTCCAGAAGGTTTGAAAAAGCTAATTGATTATTACAAATACATACCTAAAGGAGAATTTGCATCTGTTCCAACCAGATATCAAATTTTAGACAATATGTATCAACAGCCTGTTAATTGGAATCAAAGACATCATGAGTATTTTATAAAATTTACACACACTTGGCAAGAATTTTTAGATGATTTTATAGATCCAAAAAAAATAATTGATTGGAAACTACCAACTAGATTTTATAGAAATGGACATATATCTGTAACTAAAGAAGCCATACTGTCAAATCCAAAAAATTATTATATAAAACTTTTACAATACTGGAAATATGATGTCCCTTGCTTTGAATGGTATGTTGAAAGTGTGTTTGGACTTGTGTTCAATGTTGGTAATGATGGTAAATTAATCAATCTGCATCACGATACCATAGATTATTCCAATTTAGATGATTACACTAAATGGGTTTATGAGATTGAATAGAAGTAAAGGTATAATATACTTATGACTAAAGAAGAACTTTTGCAACTAGTTGAAAACTTTGTTATCAATGAACCAAAAAAAGAATGGCGGGCTGGTAAAGACCATGTTCATTACGCTGGACCATACTTTAATCAGAATGAAATAACAAAAGCTGTATCCACTTTACTTGATGGTTGGCTCGTATTAGGGGCTGATGCATACAAAGCTGAGAAAAAACTAGCCAAAATGTTCAATAAAAAGTTTGCTCTTCTAACAAACTCAGGAAGTAGCAGCAATTTATTAATGATGTCTGCACTTAAATCAAAAAGATTAACTAACTTCCCCGAAGGAACAAAAGTACTTACACCTATTGCAGGATTTCCCACAACTGTCAATCCCATATTTCAATGCGGATTTAAGCCTGTATTTGTTGACATTAGCTTAGACGGATTGAACCTTGATATTGAGTGTGTTAAAAAGGCTTTAGATGAAAATCCAGACATTGAAATTATTACATTTGCTCATGTTTTAGGCAATCCACCTAATATGGATGAGCTTATGAGTTTAGTGCGTGAAAATGATTTGATTTTACTGGAAGATTGCTGTGATGCATTAGGTTCTACTTATGATGGTAATCCTTTAGGTAGCTTTGGCTTGATGTCTTCTTGTTCTTTTTATCCTGCTCACCATATAACTTGTGGAGAGGGTGGATTGGTAACTTGTAACAGTGATCAAGTTGAGAAAATTATTAGATCAATTAGAGACTGGGGCAGGGGATGTTTTTGTATTGGAAAGCAAAACATTACAGAATGTGGAGCTTGTAATGCTAGATTTTCAGAATGGCTCCCAAATATGCCAGGTGAAGTGTTTGATCATAAATATGTATATGAAGAAGTTGGCTATAATCTCAAACCAATTGAAGTGCAAGCTTCTATGCTTTTGGCTCAAATTGATAAATTTGATGAAATATCAAGTTTACGAAAAAGAAACTACCAGCTTTTATTCAATGTCTTTGGAAAATATGAAGAATATTTCCATTTACCTAGACCACAGGCCAAGGCAGATGTAAATTGGTTTGCATTTCCTGTAACAGTTAAAAAAAACGCTCCCTTTAAGAGAAGTGATTTATGTCAATTTTTAGAATCAAAGAAGATTCAAACTAGGCCGTATTTTGCTGGAAATATCTTAATGCAACCAGCTTATGCTCATTTAATTGGTGATCTTAAGCTATCTGATTTTCCTGTTGCAAATTATGTTACAACCAGCACTTTCTTTTTAGGAACATCACCTGTTATTACAGAAGAACAAATTTCTTACATTGGAGATATTGTTGAACTATTCTTTAAGGAAAAATTATCATGAAAACATCTAATATTTGCTATTGTTGCAATAGCACAAATATTTCAAAAAGTCCTGGAATATTGATGCCTTTTATGGCAAAAATGATCTTTGATTATGATGTTTATGATTTGAATCATGAATGGAACCTGTATGGCTTTGAAAATTCAAAAATTTATTTTCCATGCAAAGCTGTTCAGTGTCAAATGTGTGGTTTTTTATTTAGTGATATTAGATTTGATGATGAAGAGCTAGAAAATTTGTATTGTTTTTATAGAGAAAAAAAATATTTAGAAACTAGAGAATTTTTTGAACCTGGATATTTAATAAAAAATAATTATATTCCAGAAAATATGAACAATGTAAGTGAAGTTGAAAACTTTTTAGATTTTGTAGAAGTAAAAACAAATATTTTAGATTGGGGTGCAGATCAAGGCAAAAATACACCTTACCGTCACAAGTCTGAAAACATTTTCATATATGATCTTTCAGATAAAGAATTATCAGAAAGGTGTAAAAAATTAAATTACAGTGAACTTAAAGATAATGATTACAACATAATAGTTTGTAGTCATGTTTTAGAACACGTCTCATATCCTCAAAATTTACTAAATGATATTAAAAATTTTATGAACGACGACACAGTTCTATATATTGAAATTCCGTGTGAAAAACTAGTTTTTGATAATCCTGATTCTTTTCAATTGCATAATGATAAAAAACATTGGCATGAACACATTAATTTTTTTACGTATTTATCTTTACAAAAATTGTTTGAGTCTTGTGGGCTTTCAATTGTAAAAGAAAATATTCTTAATAATGAAGAATCTTTAAATTGTGTGAATTTTTCTAATATTTTTATGTTTGCATGTAAAAAAACCAAGGATATTAAATGAAAATTGCATATGTTACAGGATGTTTGGGTTTTATAGGTAGCCATGTTACGAGACTTCTATTAAGTGGAGGCTTCTATGTGTATGGGATAGATTGCTGCACTTATGCATCAAACATGAACTTATTGAAAGCTTTTCAAACATATGACAATTTTTTATTTGAACAAAAAAACATTTGTGAAATAAATAGACTTGTCGATTGTGATTATTTTATAAATACAGCTGCTGAAACACATGTAGATAACTCCATTAGGGATAGCAAGGTATTTCTTGACTCAAATATTATTGGTGTTCACAATATTTTAGAGTTACTAAAGATATATAAAAAAGAAGGATATGTTGTACCAAGATTTATTCACTTTAGCACAGATGAAGTGTATGGTGACATTTCTACCGGAGAACATATTGAAACAGATATATTAAAGCCAAGCAATCCATACTCAGCAACAAAAGCTGCTGCAGATCAACTTATAATAGCATGGGCAAGAACTTATGATATTCCCTATAACATTATTAGACCTACTAATAATTATGGTGTTGGTCAGTATGTAGAAAAACTAATTCCAAAAGCATGTAAATTTTTAGGATTAGGTAGAAAAATCCCACTACATAATCAAGGCACTCCTATTAGAAACTGGCTACACGCAAAAGATACTGCAAGAGCTGTTGAAAAGATACTTGAACTAGGGCAAAAAAACGAGATTTATAATGTTGCTGGGGGATTTGAGCAATCTAATATTACGACAGTAAGAAAAGTTATAAATGCATACTACAATCAAGATATAGAAGATTATCAAAGATTTGTTGATTTTGGTGCTGAACGTCCTGGGCAAGATGTTAGATATGCACTTAATGATGAAAAAATAAGGAACTTAGGATGGGCTCCTTCTTGTGATTTTGATACAGAAATTATTGAAATAGTTAAATATTACAAGGAAAATTTTATATGGTAAATCGTTTAAGAGTTAGCGACTATATTTCTCATAAATTATCAGAATATGGAATTAGACGTGTTTATGGAATAATGGGTGGTGGAGCAGCAGGTTTAAATGATGGGTTTATCAAAAATCCAGACATTGATTATATTTGCTTTCATCACGAACAAGGTGCTTCAAATGCAGCTTTAGCTGAGAGTAAGCTCAAGAATGATATTACTGTCATCAACCCCACTACTGGTTGCGGTGGAGCTAATTGCATTACAACACTAATATCAGCTTATCAAGACAGTATTCCATTAATTTTTATCTCAGGAAACTACAGGCTAAATCAAACTACTAATTTTTTGAATAGAAAATTAAACATAAATCTTAGAAAAATAGGGATTCAAGAACATGACATCATTTCTCATGTTAAAGGCGCTACTAAGTATAGTTCTTTTATTACTGAAGCAAATCAAGTTCCGTATGAATTAGAAAAAATGATTCATTTATCCATGGAAGGTAGAAAAGGTCCGTGCTGGTTGGACATACCTTCAGATATTCAAAATCAAATAATTGATCTTGATTTATGTTCTAAGTACACTCCTGAAATTGATAGCGACAACAAGATTATAAATAACATTGAATTTTTCAAAAATAAACTTAAAGCATCACAAAAACCGTTGATTCTAGCAGGTTACGGGATTCATCTAAGCAACTCTCAAAATAAATTTAGATCTTATGTTGACAAGCACTCTATACCATTTGTGAGCACATTTTTAGCTAAGGATATTATTGAATACAATCATCCACTCAATATAGGAACAATAGGCATTAAAGGCAGTAGGGCTGGGAATTATGCTATTCAAAAATGTGACTTATTATTGATATTGGGTTCTTCATTAGGTGTGTCACACATTGGTTATGATGAAAATCTTTTTTCACCAAGCTCTGAAAAAATACTAGTAAATATAGACGAAAATGACTACTTGAAAAATAACGTAAAAATAGATCTTTTTTTTAAAAACGATATAGGAGATTTTTTAGATAATGTCCTTTGAGAAACAATCATGGGTCAATCAATGCCAAGAATGGAAAAACAAGTGGCCTGTTTATCAGGACTCTTTTTCAGATGACTTGGATGGAATTAACATTTATGCTGTGATAGAAGCACTTAATAAAAATACAAATTCAAATGATATTTTTGTAACAGATGCAGGTACAGCGACGTATGCGGTTGGTCAAAATTTAAAATTAGATATAAATCAAAAATTAGTAATGCCTGGTGCTCAAGGAGATATGGGCTTTGCTTTACCAGCAAGTGTTGGAGCTTATTTACAAAATCCAAGCTCTAATGTAATTGTAATTATTGGTGACGGTAGCTTTAATACAAATATTCAAGAACTTGCTACCATAAAAGCTCACAAAGCAAATATAAAAATTGTTGTTCTTAACAATAAAGGGTATTTAAGCATTAGGAATACACAAAAAAATTATTTTAATAACAATGTATATGGAGAATCTTCTGACACTGGACTGTGGTTTCCAGATTTGCTAAAAATTGCAGAAGCTTATCAAATTAATTATTACAAGATAAATAACATCAATAGCATGAACGAAATCTTTGAGAAAACACTATATAGCAATGAATGCATCATATATGATGTAGATTGTAAATTTTGGCAAGAAGTAGTGCCTTCACTATCTCTAAAATTTGACAAGCAATCTGAAACATTTATTCAGGTTGGACTTGATGATATGTATCCTTTTATTGAGGAATCTGAGTAGTTTGATATAAACATAATTCAGTGGTAAAATTAAAATAAATATGGACAAGAAAATGACTAATTTAAAAGAAAATCTTCTAGAACTATCAAATATTTGCGGGGTAATAGGCTTAAAGCAATCATTTGAAGATGAAGGAGTATTCCTTGAAGATGTTGTTTATGTCAAAAGATTGACAGAAGTTTGTAACCTTTTATCATTTGTAAAAATTGGTGGTTGTGAAGCAAAGACAGATATACACAATTGTAAAAAGCTTGATATAAATGGAATTATTGCTCCAATGATTGAAACACCATTTGCTATGTCAAAATTTGTAAATTGTAGTCCAGAAAAAGATAGAAATTTTATTGTAATTGAATCTAAGACAGCATACCAAAATATAGATGAAATCTTATTAGTTGGTGAAAATAAGATTTCAGGAGTCGTTGTTGGAAGATCAGATCTCACAAAATCATACGAGATGGATAAGAAAGAAACGGACAGTGAGTTTATTTATTCAATAACTGAATCTGTACTTTTAAAAGCAAAACAATACAACTTAATTACTACACTTGGTGGAAATATCTCTACTAAAAGTTCTGAATTTATCAAAAATATGTTTGAAAAAAAATTATTAGACAGAATTGAAACCAGAAATGTTGTAATTGGCCTAAATGAAAACAATATTGAAAATGTAGAAACTGTAATTAAAAAAGCTTTAGATTTTGAGATACTAATACTGCAAAAAAAATATACAGAATCTCTTGCTTGCAACGAAGATTATAAAAAAAGAATGGATCTTTTGGATAATAGAAAATGACAAGATTTGAAACTTTATCAAATATATTAAAAAAAGAACAATGCTTTAAGATGATTTGTGGTGCAGGAAATGAAAACACAGAACAAGTTAAAAAGCTTTCATTTATATATACTCTTGCAGGAGCTGTTATTTTAGATGTATCGGCAAATGTAAATGTTGTAAAAGCTGCAGTTGATGGAATTAATCTAGCATATGAGTATTGTTCTAAATTAGGAACTAGTATTCAAATTAGACCCTATATAATGGTAAGTATAGGAATGCCTGGTGATCATCACGTTAGAAAGTCATACATTGACCCTGACAAATGTATTGGATGTACTCTATGTATCCCGGTTTGCCCAACAGATGCAATACCAAAAAACTTTGTCAAAAATTTAGATGTATTCAAGATGCTAGGTGGATCATTTGATGACCCTGATAGCTCAAAAGAAATTGTAATCAAAGACTTATGCATAGGCTGTGGAAAATGCAGCAATATATGTCCTAAAAACGACATTATTTCATATAGGCACAGCTTCAGAGAACTAGGTGAACTCCTTCCAAAGTGTCTAGACGAGGGTGCAGAATTATTTGAGCTTCATGCAGCAGTTGGCGAGGATGAAGTCACACTTGAAGAATGGAAAATGGTTTGTGAAATAAATAAAACAAACTATAACTCTATGTGCTTAGATCGCCTTAATTTGGGAAATCTTAAACTAGAACACAGAATTTCAGAAGCTGCAGTTATCTCAAATAATAAAATTATTATCCAAGCAGACGGCTATCCTATGAGTGGTGGAGAGGACGATTATAACACGACTCTTCAAGCAGTAGCATGTGCAGATGTGGTTAATAAAAAGTTTAACATGAAGATCAATAAAAAGAGAATTATTGATAATCTAGGTAATGAAAAAATTTCATCTAAAAAAGTTTACAAATCTATTAACGATGAAGATAATATTCCCATTCTTATTTCAGGCGGAACTAACTCTCATTCAAAGCAACTAGCAAATTTATCTGGAGTAAGGATAAATGGAGTAGCAATAGGCACATATGCAAGAGACTTGATTGAAAAATATATCAATAATAATGATTTTTTCAATAATGATAATGATATTTCAGAAGCTTTTATAATCGCACAAAATTTAGTAAAAGAAAGTAACAAGGCCTACCATGGATAGTAAAAAATTAGTACTCGCAGTTGATTTTGATGGAACACTGTGTGAATACGCATTCCCTCATATTGGTGAACAAAAAAATAGCCATAAAGAACTACTTGAATTGTTAATAGAGTTCAAGAAAAATGGACATAAATTAATTCTATGGACTTGCCGTGGAGATAATGACGAGTACCCTTGTTTAACAGAAGCTATTGAATGGTGTAAGAATCAAGGATTAGAATTTGACTCTATAAATGAAAATGTTGAAGGGACTAAAAAACTTTCAGGTCCAAGTCCAAAAGTTGTTGCAGACTACTATATTGATGATAAGGCAATCAAGTTTAGCAATAAAGATTGTGATAATTGTTTGAGTGAAATTAAAAGTTTATTAAAATAATGAAAATTTTACTCACTGGTTCAAATGGATTTCTTGGTAGTAATATTCTTCAAAAACTTAAAGAATATGATATTACAGCACTTACAAGAAATGATTTAGATCTTTGCAATACTGAAGAGACTGATTTATTTTTTAGTAATAATAAGTTTGATATTGTAATTCATTGTGCTATAAATGGCGGGAATAGGCTTGTGGCTGATGACTATTCTTGCTTATATCAAAATACACTAATGGCATTAAACTTACAAAAAAATAAATCAAGTTTTAATAAGCTAATTAATTTTGGATCAGGAGCGGAACTAGACAGAAATTTAGATATTTTTGGATATGAAAACAATATTTACAACAGAGTGCCTCATGATTATTATGGCTTGAGTAAAAATATTATTGCTAGAATATTTGATAGTGAACCAAACTTTTATAACTTAAGAATTTATAATGTTTTTGCAGAAGATGAAGCTGCAAGAAGAATGATCAAATCAAACATATCAAATTACATAGAAGACAATCCAATCGTAATCCATCAAGACAAACTTATGGATTTTTTCTTTATTGACGATTTTATTACTATACTGAAATACTATATAGATGACAAATGTTCTATTAAGGAAATTGACTGTGTATATAGAGAAAAAGTGTCACTAAGTCAAATTGCATATATGATAAATCAATTATCAGATCATAAAGTGCCAGTTATAATAAACTCTGGAGCTAGGGGCAATAACTATACAGGAAATTATTGTATATTTTTTGATCAAGCTAAATTTTTGGGATTAGAGTATGGCATTAGAAAAGTTTATGAAAGTTTAATATGAAAAATTTACTAATAAATTATTTATCTGGGGACAAAATTTTTGAATCATCAGATTTAGAAATTTACTTTGATTCCTTAAAAAAAATTGATAATGCTGACAAGCTAGTTGTTGTAAATAACGTGTCAGACAAAAATATCAAATTACTTGAAAAGAAATATGACAAGATTGTTTTTAAAGAAGCACCATTTTATTATATTTACTATAAAGTATTTGAAGTTTTAGCTGAGTATGCTCAAGATTATGAATACGCTCTTTATATTGACACTAGGGACGTTATAATCCAAAAAAATCCTTTTGATTACTTTGCTTCTAAACCAGATAAAGATTTATTTCTTGTATGTGAGGGAATGAAATCATTAGAAAATGAATGCAATCTTTACTGGCATCAATTACTTTCATCTACTCAAATTTTTCCTAATCAAGACGGAGAGAATAATTTAGTAATTAATGGCGGAACTATTGGTGGCAGAGTTTCAAACTATATGTACATGCTT